TAATACACCAGAAATGGATGTTTGCAAGGAACTTGGGGTACAACTGCTGTGGAATGTCGGCGGCGGAAAAATCCAAAGCTCATCTGATCTTGTCCGCGAATCAGGAATGGTGATAGCCACAGAGTCCGACGACCCTGACCTTCCGCTACCAAGCTCAGTCGAGATCCTAATGTCTACAAAAGTCTAGGTAGGAGAATAAACTTCCTTACCTCTAATTACAATAGCAGAAAGAATCCTCAATGAGCCGCAAAAAAATCTATATCCTAGATACCAGCATATACCTTACTAATGCAGATTGCATTTACGCTTTTAAAAATCACGATATTCAAGTACCATTGAAAGTCTTTGAAGAAATTGATAAACACAAGAAAAGACAAGATGCAGTTGGAGCCCAAGCTCGAAAGATCATCCGGATTTGGGATGAACTCCGATCAGCTGGATCTCTAGACAAAGGCATACGTATACGCAAGGGACTCGGCACTGTCAAGTCTATCAGCGCTGCAGGGATAACTCCTGCAGACCTTCCTTGTGATCTAGACGTCAAGGTCCCGGACCATCTTATCATTGCGACTGCACTCAAGGCTCAGCGTGAGAACGACCGCAAGGTAATCCTCGTCTCCCGTGATATTAACATGCGAGTTATCGCTGATGCTATTGGTCTGACATCAGAAGATTTTCAAAACAATCAAGTCGTAGACAATAGCGAAAACATTTTTACAGGATATACGACAGTTCTGGTAGATGATCAAACAATAGATCGCTTCTATGAAAGACAGGATATCTATCTTGACACCCCAGGGCTCTTTTCGAATCAATACGTTATGATGGTGTCCAGCGCTAATGAGAAAAAGACGGCTCTTGGAAAATTTATCACCGCGTCGATGCCTTTGCGGCAGCTGTTTAAGGGCCGCAAAATCTGGGGAATCAAGCCTCGAAACAAAGAACAACAGTTCTTGATGGACGCATTGATGGACCCAGCCATCCAAATTGTGACTGCCATCGGTAAGGCAGGTAGTGGTAAGACGATCTGTGCGATCGCAGCTGGGCTTGAACAGACCATAGACGAGTCCAAAGCCGAGTACACTCGCATAATCATCTCTCGCCCGGTACAGCCCCTTGGGAAGGACATTGGTTTCCTCCCAGGAACCATGGAAGAGAAGATGTCACCATGGTTGATGCCTATCCAGGACAATCTGCAGTTTTTGATGGGAAATGACAAAATAACTCTTGACATCTACCTGGAAAAGGGTATAATAGAAATAGAAGCTTTGACTTATATTCGTGGTCGATCAATCTCTAATGCCTTTATGATAATAGATGAGGCACAAAACTTGACAACTCACGAATTAAAGACTATAATAACTAGAGTGGGAGAAGGTACTAAAATTGTGTTGACCGGAGACGTAGAACAGATCGATAACGTTTATATTGATGCAACGTCAAATGGATTGACGCATGCCGTTGAGAAGTTTAAGAACTTTGAACTGGCTTCTCATATTACCCTGAGTAAGGGTGAGAGATCCAAGGTAGCAACCTTCGCCGCAGAAAACTTGTGAGATTAAGATGGAAAACAAAAACCCTGATTTAGAGCGATATATTGAGACGACCAGTGGGTTGCGAGACTTGGTAGTCAACTATATTGGCAACCGGTTGGCAGCTCCGGAGGATGTGACGGTGGACATGGCAGTAGAAGTATTCGCTGCTGAGTTCCCCGAGTTCTTGATGGCCGTCGCAGAGGAAAACTTTTTGCGAGGTTATGAACAGGCCTTGATAGATGTTGAAAATATTGAAGTTCCACCTAAGTAATGGAATATCATATTTATAATGTCCCGGTCTTTGTGGTCGACGCTCCCGAAGATCTTGATATTGTACGTTCATTCTGTGAAGAAGTAGAGACTTATTTACGTGCCACCTTTATGACGAATATCGACGTGGTGTATATCGGGAACTTCAAAGATTTGGGCACCCGAAGTGCAGCCTTTACTAATGGAGGGATATACATGCGCGCCGACGAGCCTACAAGCTTTGATTACCTCCAGAATTTTGTGCATGAGTTAGCTCATTCACTTGAAGTCGAGTATGGGACGGAGATTTATTCCACCGCGGTCAAAGAAGAATTCTCTGGTAAACGAGAACGATTGCGCCATATCTTAGAAAGCCAGGGATTTACCATTAACCCCGCTCTCTATCAGTTTACTGAATACAACCAAAAGTTTGATGAATTTCTTGCTTTGGAAGTGGGATACCCCACATTACTAACCCTAACCATGGGGTTGTTTGCGTCTCCTTATGCAGCAACGTCGCTGCAGGAGTACTTTGCTAATGGATTTGAGAAATACATTTTAGAGGATCCTCGCATTGTAAAAGACACCAGCCCCATATTATATGATAAGATTGAAGAAATAGTTGATGACAAACAAACGTGAACATATATCCTATTCCGAACTGAAAGATTGGGCCCAGTGCCCCCACTATCACAAAAAAGCATGGATTGAAAAGGTTTCCCGATTCGAGGGAAACGAATACACAGCCTTCGGATCAGCCATTCATGACGTTTGCGAGAAGAAGCTTCTCAAGGAACAGATTGATGAGGCAGAGGTATTTCAAATTGGCTTCGACAAGCAACTGCAAGAGTTGATGGAGAAAAACGTTGCCTTTGATAAAGATCGGGTTGAGGACATGCGCACCGCAGGTCCGGCTATTCTAGCGGAAGTGGAAGACGCCCTGGAAGACTACTTCGGAGACTATGAGGTTTTCTCTTCCGAGGAAAAACTATATGTCCCTATCGAAAACTTCAACATACACTTTAAGGGTTTCGTCGATGCAGTTGTAAAGGTCGGAGACACATACCATCTGTTCGACTGGAAGACTTGCTCTTGGGGATGGGACAGCCGCCGAAAGGCTGAGAAGATCGTCACATACCAGCTAACCCTGTATAAACACTTCTTCTGTCAGAAGCACAATATTGACCCCAAGAAGGTAGAAACCCACTTCGCCCTCCTGAAAAGAACCGCTAAGAAAAACAGAGTGGAGATCTTCAGAGTAACGAGCGGAGAGAAAAAAACAGAAAATGCTCTTAAACTTCTGTATCAGGCAATCTATAATATCACTAAAAGGTTTAGTATCAAGAACAGGCTGAATTGCCATAAGCCCTATCCCTGCAAATTGCTCAATACACCACACTGCCCATAAGGAACTAATATGTCTGATAAAATCAAGATTTTCACTATCAGTGATCATCCTCTCTCTCCGTCCGGAGTCGGAACACAAACAAAATATATAATTGAAGGAATGCTCAAAACTGGAAAGTATCAGTTTGTGTCCTTTGGGGGAGCTATCAAGCACCCGAAACACGATCCTCAATATACACCAGAGTGGGGTCAGGACTGGGTTATTTGGCCAGTCGATGGTTATGGCAATGCGGATATGGTCCGCGCTATGATCCACCAGCAAAAACCCGACATTCTGTGGTTCATGACAGACCCTCGTTTTTATACGTGGCTCTGGGATATCGAACACGAGATCCGCGCGCACCTTCCCATGGTTTATTATCATGTGTGGGATAACTACCCCTACCCTACCTTTAACAAAGTCTGGTACGATTCCACAGACCATATTGCATGTATCTCAAAACTTACTCATGATATAGTCAAGACCGTAGCTCCCGATGTGGGAAGCTCCTATATCCCCCATGCGGTGAATATGGAGATCTTCTCCCCAATGGAGCCAGAGATTGTTCAAGCGTTCCGCAAGGAAAAGAAACTAGATGATAAATTCGTGGTTTTATGGAATAACCGAAATGCACGACGAAAGCAGTCAGGATCTCTTATCTATTGGTTCAAGGCCTTCTTAGACAAGAACGATGCCCACGGAAAGGCCACTCTTATCATGCATACTGATCCAAAAGATGTCCACGGACAAGATCTGGAAGCAATTATGCAGGAGTTAAACCTCCTCAATGGGGAAGTGCTTATTTCTAAAAATAAAGTCGAGTCTAAAGATCTGGCTGGAATGTATAATATGGCAGATGTCACTATCAATATTTCTGACGCCGAAGGGTTTGGATTAGCTACTCTAGAGTCTCTCTCTTGTGGAACACCTATCATCGTGAATATGACAGGTGGTATGCAGGATCAGATAACAGACGGAGAAAATTGGTATGGTATTGGTTTGGAGCCTGTTTCAAAGGCGATTATCGGAAGTCAGGATGTTCCTTTTATTTATGAGGACCGGCTTTCTGAGGATCAGGTAGTGGGCGCCCTTACAGAAATGTATACGATGAGTAAAACTGAGCGCGCCGCCTGGGGCGAACAGTGTAGAGAATGGGCCCTCCGTGGTTTTAACTTCGACACTTTTGTAGAGTCTTGGGACAAACTATTTACGAGCATTTGTGATAAGCATGGTTCATGGAGCACCCGGGCCGGCTATAAGAAGTACGTGGTAAAGGAACTATAATGAGAAAGACGATTTTGGTAAAAGCCCCCGCGCTATCGCGCTCCGGCTACGGCGAGCAAGCTCGCTTTGCATTACGTGCATTGCGCACACGAGAAGATGTTTTGGATATTTATATTGTAAATATCCCATGGGGACAGACGGGCCTCATCGTGGAAGAGAGCGAAGAAAGGGTATGGCTTGATCAAATAATTCAGAAGACGCAAATCTATGTCCAAAATCAAGGTACCTTCGATCTTTCCTTACAAATTACTATTCCCAATGAATTCGAGAAGATTGCCCCTTACAATGTAGGGTACACTGCTGGTATTGAAACGACAAAAGTCGCTCCTCAATGGATAGAGAAAAGTAACTTGATGGTAGACAAGATCATTACCATCTCGGAACACTCCAAGAAAGTATTTGAAAACACTAAATATGATGTCGGCAACCGCGAAACCGGGGAAAAGGTCAAAGGCTGGGGGCTCCAAGTACCTGTGGAAGTTGTCAACTACGCAGTACGAGAGGAAGAACCCCAGGAAGTAGATATTAAATTTACCACTACTAAGAATTTCCTTGCTGTGTCTCAATGGGGGCCCCGAAAGAACCTTGAAAATACCATTGTATGGTTTGCTCAAGAGTTCAAAGATGATGCTGACGTCGGCCTCGTGGTGAAAACAAGTACCGCATGTGACAGTCTTCGAGATCGTATGTTTACCGAAAGCCGCATACAGGGGCTTCTGGCTAATGTCCCGGACCGGAAGTGCAAGATATATTTTGTGCACGGGGAACTGTCCCCCGGCCAGCTTACCTGGCTCTACCAGCATCCTACGATGAAAGCTTTGATCAATATAGCTCATGGTGAAGGATATGGATTACCCCTTTTTGAGGCGGCCTATAACGGTTTGCCCCTACTGACTATTGCATGGAGCGGCCAACTAGACTTTATGTGTCGTCCCAATAAGAAAGGCAAAAGCTTCCCACGGATTATCAAGGTTGATTATGATGTTCAGCAAATTCAGAAGACTGCTGTCTGGGATGGTGTCTTACAAGCCGACTCCATGTGGGCATATGCCAAGGAGGCTTCTTACAAGCAGGGCCTCCGAGCAGCAATTGAGAAAGACAAGCATTACAAGCAAGAGGCACTAGGCCTACAAAAGTATATCCTGGAGAATTTTACGCAAGAGAAGATTTATGCCCAGTTTGTTGATAGCCTAGGGGCCACTCTCGAAGCAGACGCCTCGATCGCCACTCTGAAGCAAGATTTGTTGGCAATCGAGAATCCCAAGGAGAGAGCAACGGCCGCCGTCGAAGCACTTCAGGGACAGTTGCTGCAGACTGAAAAATTGGAGTTACTGAAAGACTTGTTCAAGGGAGAGAGTTGCTATGTCCTCTCGTGTGGGCCAACCCTCACCGAGCACGATAGTGATAAGCTCACAGCTCTGTTGGGCGACACCCTTACTGTTTCAATTAAGCAGGCCTATGACCTCTTCTCTGAGGTTACAGACTTTCATGTCTACAATTGCGCCAATTATAAGAATTATGATTATTCCAAGAAGCGGCCTGTTGTTATGGAAGCATCCACTACCCCGTTCAAACTGGGTGAGTGTGATCTCAAGTTCTTTATTCGCGAGCGCAATTTTGATAACTCCGTTTCTGAGAAGAAGAACTTTGGTGACTGGACGCTTGATACACAAAGCCTCCTGCGTCCTTATGGCCCAGGGATCATGTATGAGGGAGTCTTTTATTTGCTCCAGCATCTAGGCGTAAGTGAGGCCACAACGATTGGGTGGGATAACAAACTCTTGCCCGACGGCGCCGACCAGCAGCACTTCTACGATAAGAAGGGAAGCAAATATGACAAGGCCAATTTTATTCATAGCAATGAAGTAGCAGCCAATGACGCTGCAGTCGAGACTTTGTCTCATGAAGAAAAAATCACCTTAGCAGTCGTGGACGAGTGGTATGAGTGGCTCAAGGCTGAAGGCTGTGAGTTGAAGATTATATCTCGACTCAATCCGGCCAGCCAAAAGATTGCGCGCGTGGAGCTGTGACACGATACCTCATTACTGGCGGTACCGGATCTCTTGGTAAAGCCCTGATCGAGAAACTTCTGGCACTAAACCCCCAAAACGAAATTATCGTGTTCAGTCGCGACGAGGGGAAGCAGGCCCTCTCATTCGGCAATAATCCCGCGATTATTCGTGTAATTGGCGATATTAGAGATTTTCAAAAGCTTAATGTCACCATGAAACGCCATAAGCCTCAGATGGTAATCCATACCGCAGCCCTCAAGCGGATTGATGATATGGAGTTTCACCCCGATGAGTGTGTCAAGACCAATATCACGGGGTCAGAAAACGTGGCCCACGCTGCGCTCCTCAACGGTGTAGAAAAGTGTATTCTTATTTCTACCGACAAAGCATGCCAGCCAGTCAATGTGTATGGTTCATCTAAATTTATTGCTGAACGATGTTTCACCAATTACGATTACCATTCAGAGACTACCATTTTCGCCTCGGTTCGTTATGGCAATGTGATTGCGTCGCGTGGGTCTTTTATTCCTCTTTGGTTGTCCCTTCTGGCTGACGGGCAGAAGATCAAAGTGACATCGACCGACATGTCTCGATTCCTCTTTACTTTGGAAGACGCGGTTGATACTGTGCTAGGAGCGTTAGAGAACGCTCAAGGGGGAGAAGTTTTCATTCCCCAAATCTGCTCCTACGATATGAATACTATCATTGCAGCGGTGGCACAAATGCATGGGTCCCCTGTCGAATACGATCTAATTGGACTGCGTCCGGGCGAGAAACTCCACGAAGATATGCTCGCGGCAACCGAATTGCCCTTTACTTACAAGGTACCAGATATCAACCTTCTGTCGGTCCGACCTCAGTACACTAAACGCCTCTTTCGGGCCGAGTGGGAAGGCTACAATGGCCCAGAGTTTAACTCGGCTCTCCACATGAGTGACAACGTCGAAGAGTTGGTGCAACTCATACAACGAGGTCTTGAGGATGCCAATTAGTTCGAGCAAACTCAAAGCCTTTGATTCCACGATTGCGGAGAAAGATCTCCCCCCAATTATTGAAATTTTGAGAAAGGGAGAGTTGGGCTTCGGACCTAAGGTGGGAGAATTTGAAAAGGCCTTTGGCTCTTTCTCCCAGAAGCGATACAACATTGCTACCAATTCTGCTTCCGCGGCCGCCTACATGATTTTTGCCTACCTGCGCGCCCACCAAGGGGAGTGTGATGTTTATACCACATCTTTGGGATTTACATCACCGGCTTGGGCCGCTCAAGCGACAGGTCATAGAATAATCTTTGTAGATGTGGATGAAAACCTCCAGTTTTCTACCGCCGACTATAAAACTAAACGAACAATACCGCCGAAGAATTCGAATGATGAGGGTGAGCGTCCTGTGGTCCTAATGCCAGTGCTCTATGGGGGTGTGAGTACAATTGAAGGTTTTGAGCCCTATGGGGATGAAATTATCGTCGTGGATAGTGCGCATTGTGTGACCCCCACCATCAAGTCTGATTTTGTCTTTTTCTCTTTTCATCCTTATAAACCGATTTGCAGCCCGGACGGGGGCCTAATTGGCACCAACCACTCAGAAGCTGCGACTTATCTACGTAATTATCGTAACTTTGGGCGTACGCCTAATGGCCACACCTATGATATCACACAGGAGGGCTTTAAGTTCTATATGAATAATTTGAGTGCGGCGGTTGCCCTGACGCAGCTCCCCCACTATGAAAAGAAGTTGTCGCACCGTAAAACTAACTATGAAAAATGGGCAGAGCAATATAGTTTGCTACCTCAAGATGAAAAGTCTTCTTATTATCTGGCCACCACCCTAGTGGATAATGCCAGTGAGTTGCTCGATACCATAGGGGTCAGTCGCCATTACCCCATGCTGCATAAGACCACATATTATGACCCTCAGCATGACGCGCCACTTCTATATTTAGAAAGCGTCCACTCCAAAATTCTCAACCTACCATTATATGAGGTGAAAACATGAAAAAGTGGGAAGACAACAAACGGGCCCATGAAGGCGTGTGGGGCAAAGTATATGAACATGCTCAGTCTCAAATAGCTGATGGTAAATCTGTCTTAGAGGCCTGGACAAACACAAATCTTTACGAGATGCAGACAAGTGCTCTCGGCCGGGATATGCGAAATATTCCCTATATTCTGAAAGATAGACTCTACTTTGCGACCGCCCAAGAATATCTTGATATCAAATTAGGCGTACTGACAGAAGCTCTTATGAATCGTTTATCATCCGATACCGATCTGATTGTTGATTTGGGGTCCGGATGGGGGCGCAATAGTATTTATCTGTCGCACCTCTTTGGCAATACCTATGACTTTTTAGCCTGCGAGTTGTCGGACAATGGGCGCCTTTGCACAGACCATTTTATTGATACATTCGATCTCCCCATCACGACTCTCCCCTTTAACTACTATGACAACACCACCCTGTGTTCCCACCTAAGAGAGAGTGAATATCAGAAAGTAGTGTTCTTTAGTAGTTTTTCTATTGAGCAGATTCCCACGATTGGTAAGACCTTTTTTACATCTCTGCTGGAGCTACCAATCCCGGAGATGGATTTCGTGCATCTTGAGCCGGTAAGCTGGCAACTTCTAAACACCCCGAAGAACACCTCTGATCGTTATAATGAAGATCTCGTGGAGGTAATCCAGCAACTAGAAAGCGCCAAGCTTGGCACCATTCATCACATGGAAGCTAACCACTATGGACATAGGCAGGAATGGGCCGCGTCGCTAATTACATGGTCTAAAACAACTTGATGAGTTATGTTGAGACAGAGAAAGCCCGAGTACAAGAGTCCTTGGGTGATACTGGGTTTGCTATCTCCCATGTCTACCACTTACTTACTGATGAACAACCCCACCAGTGGAAATATATGTGATAAAAATCACCCATTATATGGTACACTATCTACTAGAGCTAAAAAAGCACTGGAATAAATATGACACAAAAAGTATTGGTATTAGCCGCTCATCCTGACGATGAGACTTTGGGCTGTGGGGGCACTCTTGCTCGCCTAGCAGCCGAAGGGGCTTACATAAAGCTTCTTACGTTTACAGATGGAGAATCTGCACGCGGCCAAACAACTAAAAATCGGAACGATAAGCTGGAGGCCGTATGCACAAAGCTCGGAATTACCGATTATTCCTACTCGAACTACCCGGATAATCGGCTAGATATTATATCCTTATTAGATAAGTGTAAATACGTGGAGCAGAATGTGGATTTCGAACCAAATCTAATTTTTACTCATCATCCTAATTGTCTGAATATCGATCATGAATTGGTGTATCGAGCAACAGTGACTGTATTCCGGCCCCAAACTAAAAAAGACCAGACTATTCTCTCCTATGCAATTCCATCCTCCACAGATTATAATCCACGAGGCTCTTTTTTGGGCAACGTTTATTACGATGTGACCACAACCTATAATGTCAAACTGGAATGCCTGAGAGAAAATTATGATGGGGAGATGCGGCCGCCGCCTCATAGTCGCAGTTACGAGAATATAGAAAATTTGATGAAAGTAACGGGCGCAGAGATAGGCGTATCTTATGCTGAAAAATTTGAACTTATAAGGAGCACCCAATAAATGACTAAAGTTTTTGTAATTGCCGAAGCCGGCGCCAATCATAATCGCGATTTTGATCAAGCTAAAGCATTGATCGATGTAGCAGTTAAGGCCGACGCCGACGCGGTAAAGTTTCAGACCTATTCCTCGGAGACTTTGTATTCAGCTAACACTCCGGACTTCGCTGGGTATAGGAATATAAGAAAGCTAATAAAAGATATCGAACTTCCTCGCCATTGGCAAAAGGATCTAAAGCTTTATTGTGATGATGTTGGAATTGAATTCATGTCGACGCCGTTTGACGAAGTTGCGATTGAAGAGTTGGTGTCTCTAGGAGTAAAGAGATTAAAAATAGCAGGATTTGAATCAACAGATCCGCGCTTAGTTAAATGTGTAGCCTCTACTAAGCTGCCTCTCATTATTACAGCCGGCATAGGAAGCAATTTAGAAATGGTCGCCAATATCCTTCGGTGGGCGAGAGAAGAAAACCCCCACGCAGATATTACTATCCTCCATGGCAACAACGCGTATCCCACCCCCTTTGAAGATGCTGGCCTGGGCCAAATTGATCTACTGCGCTCCGTGTATCCCGACATCAAAGTAGGTCTTTCAGATCATACACAGGGCATATTTGTTCCCCCATTGGCAGTTGCGAAGGGAGTTACGGCTATAGAAAAGCATTATACTTTGTCACGACACTTACCGGGTCCTGACCATCCCTTCGCCATTGAACCTGCCGAATTGAAAGCTATGGTGGCCAATATTAGATTAGCCGAGCTAGTAGGAGGCACAAAACCAGACAACTTTACATCAAGCGAACAAGGAATGAAGCAGGCGATGCGTGCCGTCGTTGCTTTGAGGCCCTTGGTAAAAGGCGAAAGGCTTACTATACACAATATCACCACCAAGAGACCGTGCTTGGCAGAATCAATACCAGCTATTGACTATTACAACGTTTTGGGACGCACAGCGGCCAGTGATTTAGAAGAAGATGCAATATTAGCTTGGACCGATCTAAATGAATAATGTTAAAAATTATTGGGAGAACCAGGCAGAACAGCACGAAGAAGATTACAGAGCCACAAACCCAGATTATTATTCTTTTACAAGAGAAATTCAAACTTTAAAGAAGTATTTGGAACCAGACACCTCGGTGCTTGAATACGGATGCGGTAATGGTTATGCCGCACGGCAGATTTTTGAGACTCACGCACTTGAATCGTATTTGGGAGTGGATTATAGCGAAAATATGATCGACGTCGCAACGGCCGCCGTCGGTAGCAATACTCTCAACTTCGCGCTGCACTATGAAACGGGTAACGTCCTAACTCATCTCACCGAAAAGAAATATGATATTGTTTTTACTGATCGATGTTTGATCAATTTGGCCAATCATGAAGAGCAGGTTCGCGCATTACAAAACATCCATAACAATCTAAAACCGCAGGGAACGTACCTTATGATGGAATGTAGTAAAAAGAGTCTGTCAAACATCAACACAGTTAGGCGTGCTCTAGATTTGTCGCCAATTGAGGAACGGTGGCACAACTACTACCTCGATGAGGACAAACTTCTAGAAGATATTCAGGACTACTATAGTGTTGAGAAGATAGACAGCTTCGCTAGCAGTTACTTCTTGATTTCTCGTACCATTAACGCAGTCGTTGGAGCGGCGTCCGGCAGTATCGATTATTTATCGACCATTAACAAGCTGGCCTCACAATTACCGAGCCATGGTGACTATGCTCCGCTTAAGCTGTTTATTTTGAAAAAGAAAAACTTTTCATTAAAAAATGAGTAATAAGACATTTATTATTGCGGAAGCAGGATCCAACCATAACGGAGATTTTGAAACTGCTAAAAAACTTATTGATGTGGCGGTCACCGCAGAAGCAAATGCGGTGAAGTTTCAGTCATTTCGGGCCGAGAAGCTTTTTAGTACCAAAGCCGGGAAAGTAAACAACTTTGATGTTTTTGAGCTTTTCCGGCCCCGGGAAACCCCTCACGCGTGGAACAGAGACCTGAAGCTCTATTGTGATGATCGAGACATCGAATTCATGTCAACCCCTTTTGATGAAGAGGCTGTCGACCTTTTATATGAGATTGGCGTCTCCCGTTTTAAGGTAGCTGGCTTTGAGAGCACCGATTTACGCTTTATTAAGTATGTTGCCTCGACACGGTTGCCCATCATCATTTCGGCCGGCCTCGAATGCGGCAAGGAGATGATATCTCAAATCATTACTACGTGTCACGGAGTAGGGTGTGAAGATATAACTATTTTACACTGCAACAGTGCATATCCTACCCCCCAATCCGAAATCAATCTGGATACTATAAAGTTTTTAAGTGACGAATTCAATGGCCAAATACGAATAGGCCTTTCGGACCACACTCTTTCCTCTATTACTCCCGCTCTGGCAGTCTGTCACGGTGCTACATGCGTAGAAAAGCACTATACTCTTTCTAAGACTATGGAGGGCCCTGACCACTCTTTTGCAGTAGAGCCTGCCCAGCTCAAAGAAATGGTAAAATATATCCGACTAGCGGAGGTGTCCGGGGGCCTGAAGTTGGGCATCACTAACAGTGAACAAGAGAACATTCAGGGACGTCGATCGATCGTACTCAAAAGAAACGTCTCGGCTGGAGAAGGACTGACAGCGGACACGCTTACTACTAAACGGCCCTATTATGAGGGCTGTATAAAGGCTGAAAAGTTTTTTGATTTAATTGAAAATAATAAATGTTTTCTGCTAAACTTAGAGCAAGATGAATTCCTCAAAGACGAACACTTCAAATAACTCGGCGCCGTCTCATGGGCTTACGGATGAAGAAATAATTCAAGAAATTCAAGATATCCGTCGGCGTAATAACACTTACTGGATGGACTCCGTCCGGATGTGTTTTGAATTAGCTCCATCGCGCGCTAGGAGCCTGTTCTCCAAGATTAAAGAATGTGATCGACGAATTCAGGAACTTAGCGATTGGTTGGCTAATAATGACCCACAAACGCCTGAGTGATATAGTATTTATAATCCAGTCTCGCATTAATTCTAAGAGAATCCCTGGTAAAATGCTCCGGCCTTTTGCTGACTCAACTTTATTTGAGATTGCTCTTGAGAAGATTTTGGCGTCATCACTGATTCCTAATGAAAATTTTTATGTATCTCTGTACGACGATGTCTTGAAAGACATTGCTCGGGAGAAGGGAATCAACATTTATCATCGATCAGAAAAGTCGGTAAGTGAAAGCAGCGATACCCGCGTGGTATCTGAGTGGCATAATAAATTGGATTATTCTTATTTTGTGTCCATCAACCCATGTTGTCCCCTACTTCAAGTGGCGACCATTGAAAATTTTGTAAGACATTATTTGGATAGTCCTTATCCCGGCGCCTTTGGCGTACGCCGTGTGCAAAACTTTTATTGGGACCATGAAGGCAAACTCATTACGACATATCCCGGTACACTAGATACTAAGTGCGTGGAAGCTACTTTCGAAGGCGCCCATTGTTTATATGCGGGCTCAATGGATCGTATTGGTCAAGGCATTTATCTAGGAAACTTTGAACCCAATGACCCCGAGTTATACCAGATTGAAGAGAAAGAAACCTTTGATATTGACTACGAATGGCAGTTCCGAGCGGCCGAGGTTTTGTACAAGAATAAGGACTATGTTTTAAATGACTGATATAATCATATTTGGAACGGGCGAATATGCAGAGTTAGCCCACTACTATTTTACTCATGATGCAGAATGCGACTACAATGTGGTGGGATTTACCGCAGACGACGACTACGTTTCGGAGCCTGAGTTTCGAGGTCTTCCCGTCGTACCGGTCAGCGATGTGGTGAAGGTGTTCCCCCCCGAGCGCTACAAGGCTCATGTTGCACTGTCTTACCGAAAGCTCAATCAAATTCGCCAAGATAAGTATAATCTTATGAAGTCCTATGGCTATGAATTAGTGAGCTATGTTTGCAGTCATTCAGTTACGTGGCCCGACCTCAACATGGGAGATAATTGTTTTATTCTGGAAAATCAAACAATTCAGCCCACTGTCGTGATAGGCAACAATGTAATGATCTGGAGTGGCAATCACTTAGGCCATGCCTGCACAATAAAAGACCATACCTATATTAGTAGTCATGTGTGTATTGCGGGCCATGTAGTTGTAGGCGAACGATGCTTTTTGGGAGTAAATGCGGCCGTAGCCGATTACCTCACGATAGGAGATGACTGTTTTGTGGGGATGGGAGCGGATGTGGTCAGTCATGCACCGGATGGGGCCATGGTTCTATGTGCTAAAAGTAACGTTTTCGACAAAGATCACCCCCTCAATAAAAAAATCATAACTTCCTATTTTCATAAAGAATAATATGTGGATAAAAAAAGACCTTATAATTGAACCACAACATAATTTGTGGTGGATGAAAACCCACGCGATGCTCCCGACAGTGGAACATATCAGCGGGGATACTTATCGAGTATATTTTTCAGGCCGTGATGAGACCAATGTTTCGCATATTGGATATGCGGAAGTAGAAGTAGCCGACGGAGCCATGAAGGTGCTGGGATACAACCCTGACCCGGTCTTCTCCCCGGGCGAACGAGGGTGTTTTGATGACAATGGAGTAACTCCTTCATGCATTGTAGGTGATAAACTTTATTATATAGGATGGAATTCGGGCACCACTACTTACCGCATGAGCCTTATAATGGGGATAGCCACAGAATCCTCCTCCGGTTTTGAAAGAACCTCTCGCGCCCCTCTTCTCAAGAGAACCGATCGTGAACCTTTTGGGATCTGCACAGCGCCCTTTGTCCTTAAAGAGGAGACGGGATATAAAATGTGGTATGTTTCCGGAGAGGGATGGCGAGATCGGGATACCCCCCTCTATAATATCAAAGTAGCCACCTCCCTGAACGGACTTGATTGGACACAAACGGGGAGAGTGGCGATAGATTTGAACCCTGGGGAAACAGCGCTAGCCAGGCCTTGTGTGGTCAAGGATGAATATGGCTATCACATGTACTTTTCGTACAAAGTTCCAGCTGTCGGGTATCGTATCGGATACGCCCATTCTAACGATGGGCTGGATTGGACACGAGGAGAGCATTTAGAAGTCGACACATCTTCCACATCCCGGTGGGATAACGAGATGGTAGAATATTCTTATGTTTTTGTCCACAAAAATTTTACTTATATGTTGTATAATGGAAACAACTATGGAGCCACGGGTATAGGGTATGCTGTACAAAGATAAAACGGTAGTCATTATGCAGCCCACTTATTTCCCGTGGGTGGGGTTATTTGACCTTCTGGACGCGGCTGATCTAATGGTGTGGTATGATGATGTCCAACTTGTAAAGCGCTCATGGGATTGTCGAAATCGCATCAAAACCTCAAGTGGCGAAGTACTTTTGACGGTACCGGTTTTCAAGAACGAGAGTCGCGATAATACCACTTTCTCTTCGGCGCGAATTAATTACGAACAGAGCTGGTCACGGAAACACCTGCAGGCGCTTAAACTAAGCTATCAAAAAGCTCCGAATTTTGAAGCCATGCATGGGGTGGTAACCTCCATCCTGAGTACTCAATACCCTACTATTGGAGAACTCAATATTGTAGCTATTGAAGCGTTTGCTGCAGCGCTGGGGATTACCACCCCTACAATACGCTCCTCAACTCTAGAAGGAGTAGAGGGATCTAAAGACATACGTCTCGCCGCAATATGTAAACAGTTAGAGGCGACCCATTATTTGTCCCCCTTGGGCTCGGGCGCCTATATGGAAGCTTCCTTCCCAGGAGGACATGTGGGAACTGCCGGCATAGAGGTTCACTACCAGCAGTATGTACATCCGACCTATAATCAACAATATGGAGACTTTGCATCTCACTTGAGTATAGTAGATTTGATGTATAACCATGCTTTTGACGAGGCCCTGAGGATTATTCGCTCCGGCCGGCACGAACCCATCCCATGTCGCGACTACCATACATATATGGAAAAGAGGACTCGATGAAAACTTATATTCTTTTATCTAAAAATGCCCTTACCGAACAAATTTATGAATCCTTTATTAAAAATCGACCTAGTGAAAAATGGGTACTAGTGCGAGATAAGGATGAATTTACGCTCGAAAAGATACGACACTTAGCCCCTACTAAAATTTTCATTCCGCATTGGTCCCACCTAATCCCTCCGGAAATTACCTCCACCTATGAAAGTATTGTATTTCATATAACCGATCTCCCCTATGGTCGGGGCGGATCGCCTCTCCAAAATTTGATTGTGCGCGGGCACACCGAAACTAAGGTTTCGGCTATTCGGATTGACGAAGGAATAGACACCGGAGATGTGTATTTGAAGAAGCCGCTAAGGTTAGAAGGAAGTGCAGCAGAGATTCATCGGCGCACTAACCCCATTATTGCAGAGATGATTGAGGAAATCATTGATAGTAATATAGCCCCGGTCCCTCAAAAGGGCGACGCCGTAGTGTTCCGCCGCCGCGGCCCCGCGCAAAGCAATATAAGCGCCCTCCATACCCCTCAGCGCGTCTATGACCATATTCGCATGTTAGATGCTCCCGGCTATCCTCTAGCTTATTTGACCAGTGAGTGGTTGCGCTTTGAGTTTAGTGAGGCTAGTCTGCAGAAGGATGGGAGTGTTCGTGCTTCGGTTACGATAAAGCCTCGCCGCGATAAAACCGACAAAGAAATTTTAGATACCATTGAGGGTATCCGAGAGGAAAACAATAAAAATTGGGTTGATTTGCTGCGTTTGGCCATGAGTGTGGACGCCCCGCGGATGAGGCAGTATATACAAGCTTCCCTAGGCGGGGAAGAGGGGAAGCTAGAATGACTAAAAAATGCGAAGAGGTGGCCCTTATCGTACAAGCGCGCCTTTCATCCGAGCGAGTACCCGAGAAAATGATACGTCCCTTTGGCGACACCACCTTACTCGATATTCTCTTTGAAAAACTCGGCCAGATTACCGTCATTCCACAGACCCAAATATTTGTGTCAGCATACGACGAGCCTATTAAACAAATTGCGCGCAATCATAAATTGCAAATATATCATAGGTCGGAAGCATCGGCTTTAGAAGAGGCATCATTGCCGCGCATATTTGAATGGCATGATATGTTGCCTAAACAGTATAAATATGTGATTATTGTAAGCGCGTGCAACCCCCTTTTGAAAGTATCTACCATTGAGGGATTTATTGAGACCTACCTGGAGTCAACTGAGCCTGGAGCGTTTGCCGTTATTCCTAAAAAAACATATTATTGGACCCTAGGAGGTGAATCACTTACTGACTGGAAAGGGTCCCCCACCATGAATACTAAATATGTCGACACGCTTTACGAAGCAGCCCATTGTTTATATGCGTCGCCCTTAGATTTGGTGGGAAAAGGATACTGGATGTCAGACACAGTACCTCCACGTTTGGCCTTGTACCCCATGGATGAGATAGAAGCATTTGATATTGATTATGAATGGCAGTTTAGAATAGGAGAAAAGCTTTATGAAGACTTTATGGATTCTGGGTCCCGGTAACTCTGTCTCTCATTACACTGATCACTTCGATCAGTTGAAGGACCGCACTCTGTTGGCTTATCAGCGGGTGTTTCCTAATTGTTATACTTATTATAATCTCATTCCGAGTTATTGGACCGGCTTTGATCCCAACGCTCTAGTTGAAGGGTTGGAGTTTCTTACTACTCTAGATAAATCTTTACGCCCCTTATTTATGGAGATGGAACTGGTGCTCCCTCATTTCTGTGCGGGGGATTATAGGACTTTTAGACAATATTGTGGGACGACACCTTTGGGTCGTTCCCCGGCTGCATGGAAAAATTATCAAGATCTAGTTCAAAAAACAAAAGATCTCGGTTACAATGTAACTATACTTCAATGTTATACAACTAAAAATATTGAATTAGAGGAGAAATATACCAACCCTCAATTTAGGGACACCAACATTTTCCAACCCGAGAATGAGTATCTACGCTTTATGACAGATAAACCGATTTTCGGAACCATTGAGTTTGATTCTGAAAGTGTGATTGGGTCCCGTTATAAGTGGGGCCTGGAAAATAAATTATCGGTTCAAGCCTTTCCTTTAGCGTATGCTCTGGGCTATAAAGATATTTATGTGGCTGGATTTGATTTGGTAGGAAGTCGATTTTATGATGATAATGAATACCATCCTTGGGATGATGAACGCCAAACCGGACAAGATGTGAAAGCGGCACAACAAATACCTTTAAAACTAATTGAAAAATGGGTAGACTGGAAACCCTTACACGGTATGAATATTTATAGCGTAGTAGAAGACCAGTACACATTGGTGAATGAAGTATTACCATATAAGCCTTTTGAAAAGGCTCTCACTGAAAGGAAAATAATACAATGAGAAAAACTACCACTACCACTCGGACGCAGAAAAGAAGTACTGCGCCCACCACCACAGATACAGCCACGCCTCTGTCGCGCGGCCAAGTTGAGGAGATAGTCGATGAGATGCTACGCACAGCCTTCCGAGACCATGCGCGCAACATAGAGGAACACCTCAAGAGTATTCACGATCGTCTGGTTCGGATCGAGACTCACGGAGCCCTGCGATGAAATTATCCAATCAAGCTCTTGGCGCCCTGATGATGGCGTTGCAGAAGTCTCTGATGGAGCAAAGCGACATCGTACCAGTTTTGAAAGAGTTTAACTTTGTCTTTGACCCCGAGGACTCTAGTCATTCGACGCTTGTTGTAACCAACCCTCCGGTTGTGAAGCTTGAAGAAGCCGAAGATAGCGAAGAAACTCCGGCTTTCGAAGACTAAAAGTGCCACGGTACACTTATCGTTGCACAAGCTGTGATATACACCAAGACATTTTTCATCTTGCTGATGAAAAGCCGCCCGGTTGTACACAATGCAGCAATACAGATAATTTAGTCAAACTCTTGAGCCCCATCACAACACGGCGGAAAACTAAAAGCGTTCCCAAGACCGGCGTAGTTACAGAGGAGTTTATTGAGAACTCCCGACAAGAGTTGGAACAACAAAAAGAAGCGTTGCTAAAGAAATGACATATACAGTAATTTTTGTTTTATCCCTTTTGCTAAACATCACATTAATATGGTATAGCGTCCGCCTCTTACGCACACTTCTATTTGTTTCTGATAATTTAGCGGATATGTATTTTACATTACGATCTTTTTCTATTTTTGTTAAATCTCTATATGGAATGAATTCGTTTCATGGCGAGCCGATTATCCAAGAGCTTGTTGAACGCGTGGGGATCGTCCTCCGCGAGATAGAGGTGTTCAGAGATGTCTTTGAGTATACACTGGACGAAGAATTAGAGGAAGAATTAAATGAAATTGAAAAATCCGAAGAAAATACGCCGCAAGCGGTCTAAGTCTAAGAAAAATTATTACTTTACTCAAGTGCATGAAGATGCAATTATCAAATATTGCAATACCGAAGATCGGGAGCTGCGAGAGAAGTTATATGGGGAACTGATCCAACCGGCCTTCAACCAAATGGTTGATAAAATAATTTATACTTATCGTTTTACAAGTCTCCCTAACATTGGATCCCTAAGCGATGATTGCAAGGTCTGGCTGACAACCATTCTAGAAAAATATGATCCTTCTAAGGGTTCTAAAGCGTTCTCCTACTTCTCAGTAGTCACCAAAAACTGGTTCATTCATAAAGTCAAGCGGAATCAAAAGCGAAACCGGACCGAAGTATATCTCGAAGATATGATTAACGAGATGGCCGAAGAATGCATATCTGACGAACCGAACTATGTTGATACGAGAGAAGACTTAGAATTTTGGGCATCCTTGTATAAAGAGATTGATACTTGGGACAATATTATGCTTAAAGAAAACGAACGTAAAGTTCTGATGGCTGTCCGGATTTTGATGGACTCGGCAGATACAATTGAAATTTTCAATAAAAAAGCTATTTATCTATACTTGAGGGAGATCACGGGCTTGAATACCAAACAGGTTGTCAATAATCTTAACAAACTACGGAAACACTATCGTACCTTCCGACGGAAGTGGGAAAGCGGTCAGATATAATATGGATAAAAAGCATAGAGTAACCCTCGAAGACTACATCGCAGAGTCTACCACTAATATTAGGGAAGACCGCGCCATGGCAAAGTCCCTCCTTATGGATACTATCCAAGATATGAAAATTGCGGAGACATCTCGTCGCGAGTTGGGGCCCATAGCAGCGAAGTATGTTGAAAACCTACAGCGCTCCAATGAACAATTGGTCAAACTTGCTGCTTTGGTCCAAAAACAGAAATCTGAGCAGTTTGGTCTCACCGCTGATGACAAAGACCAATTATTTGATCTTCTAAAAGAGGAGCAACCTGATGACAGCGGGCAAACTTGATTTAGAGAAGGATCTCAAATTTGGCACGCTTAACGCCATCGAAGATCAAAATGTCAAGAATTCTGGCGATAAACGTCGAACTTCTAGTCTGCAGGCACTAAACGCTTCTATACGAGAGGAGTATGAGACTAACACCTTAGAGGATGTCGAAGTTTTTCGAGGGATTGTTGTCCACAAACGCCCCATTCGTACCCCGCGCTATCAAAATCGAAGCTCCCTGTTACGAGGCTTCATTGCCGGCGACCCCGAGCTACCAGAGACCTCCGCCCCGCCCGCGGCCGAGGACACAGGCAACAATCAGGTATATAAAGCAGCCCCATATACAGCCTATAAGGTGTATGTACCTGAGTTGGAACCTCGCCCGGCGCCGTCTAATTTCAATGATCCTGTCCTTCACACCTATCCTGATATGTTGACCCCCCCCGGCCGGCCAGATCTTAAAGACTTACCCCTAGGCGCAATTGTCGAAGTTGTGTACGAAGACCCCACGAGGCTGTATAATCCCCAGATTGTAAACGGCACCGGCGACTCTTACATTCTCATGGCGAATTATGAAGACCAACAAAGCAACACTCAGCTTATGTTCGGCGACGGACCAATACAGCTCATGGGCAATACAGGAGCCTCTGCAGCTGGTTTTGATGGCCAGGTCAATCAGGGGACGGGTTTGCTCTTCGGGGACAGTCAGTCCGACGGAGGGAGCACTCTAGGAGGTTATCTGCCTAAAGAACTCACCGGCCTTGGACTCAAACTAGAAGTAGAAGCAAAATACGGCAAAGGATTGATAGTCGGTAAGGATCATTGGGATATCTCAAACCCGGACGGTCGCGCGCAACAGGCGCTGACACGTGTAAAGCCTTCCTTTGTCATTGTAGAATTGGGCGGCAACGACTCTTATTACGTTGGTAATGGCGCTAGCACTACAAAGAAAAAAACATACACGGAGACTATGAGTAGCTGGCTGACCACAATCCGATCTTATGGAAACCCTAAGATTTTATGGTTCGGCCCCTCCAAAGCAACCAAAATTGGAGAAAATGACGTTCCCTATGATAGCTTACGACAGAATGTTCGAAATTGGCAGCAAGAAATATTAGGGAGCGCCGGCCTCGACGTCACATGGTATGACACCGTCCCTTATACAAAAGACTTACCCATGAAAACAGATGGAGTTCACTTCGTCGCGACATCATATAAAGCATGGGCCAAGTCCCTAGTTGCACCGAACGCCCCCCTAGACTCAGTGATACCCTAGGTTAGTCTAAAACGAGGAGAGAGAAAATGGCAGATGGAAAATTAGACCTAAAAAAAGATCTTAAGTTTGGTGTATTGAACCCTCTTGAGGATATGAACGTGTCCAACTCCGGCGATCGCCGGCGAACCAGCAGCCTGACAGCACTGAATAGTACAACCCGGCGAACATATAGAAAGAATACTCTGCGCAAGCGCCAGCGGTTCAACGGTATTATTGTTCATAAAAAACAGGTTCAAACACCTCGCTATCAAAACAGGGCTACACTTCTTCAGGGCTATGTGGCAGGTCAGCCCCTAGAGGGAGCTTCTACCGAGACGAATGATTCCGCCGACCCGGCAACCACCGGTAACCAGCAGCCCTATAATGGCAACCCATATACAATTTATAAGGTGTATATTCCTGAACTCGAGCCGCGCCCAGCCCCCAAAAGTTTCACTGACCCCGTATTGCATACATATCCAGATGTCATGGCCACGGCAGGGCGCGCCGATCTCAATGGTTTGCCCTTGGGTGCGATTGTACAAGTGTCCTTCGAAGATCCTAACCGTCTTTACAATCCTCAAATTGTAGATGGGGACAAAGATAAATTTGTCTACATGGCCGGCTATGACGTAGAGCAGGCGAATCTAGAACTTATGTTCGCCGGCGGAGTTCCTGGGTTATTAGGACACACTGGAGAGTGTTCGGAGGGAGAAGGCGACGGTGGAGGAAGCGGAAATGTGAGTTTTACGTGGTCTCAGTTGGTCTCTTTGCGTCCGGCCTTTGCGGAGTTGCTAGAATACATCGCGGCCCATGAGTCTAGGGGTAACTATAATGCTGTGAATCGTGGAGTCGGCGGCGACACTCCCGGCGGATCAAAAAAGGTACCCGGGGTAGGGAAAGATTTGACAGAGCTGACCATTAGGGAAGTTCTGGGATATATGAAGGGTGGTGCAAATGCCGCGGCAACGGGCGTAGGCGGAAAGACTGATAAGTCTCCTAATGGTTCCGTGGGTTTTCTAGCGACGGGGAAATACCAACTGATTCCTGTTACACTCAACGGAGCAGTTCGCTCTACCGGAGTAGATAAAAGCAAATTATATAACAAAGAAACCCAAGAAGTGTTTGGAGTGTATTTACTCTTGAAAAAAAGACCTGTTCTAGGACGTTATTTACTAGGCATGTCTAACGATGTGTGTTTAGCAGCGCAAAAGGCGGCCCTCGAATGGGCATCGTTGCCTCTGCAGTATGCGCGAGATAATGGATGCCAGCGTGGCTATAGCGCCTATTGTAAAGGCGGCGCAAACGCTACTGAGCCCCTGAGTCGGAGCCCCGACGAAGTCGTGCAAATTTTGAAGCAAGCGCGTGAAGCAGTCCGGCAGAACTCCGTAGCGGTTAAAATGCTAGGCGATAAAGGCTATAAATCTGAGTTTGTAGCCTAAATATAGATAGGATAAGGAAAAAAGACTATGGCAAAACCAAACATTAGCGTCAAAGCAGTGAGAAACAGTAAAGCTGTCGATCCTGACAAACTACCAAAGTATATCAGGCGCCAATACGACGCTTTGGAAACTGACCTCGAAAGGGCCACCTTCTTCGGTTTTGGCAATACCTCACGCCCCAATTATGACACGCCCAGTTATAACCTCTCCAAAAATGAAACAGTGGTCAGCCGCGGCAACGCATGGATTGTTTTTGGAGTTGATCGACCACACAACCTGGCCTCTGGTTTCGGCGGTCGACTGAATGCTCACTGCGCCTCGATTGATCTCGTCGCCGGGCGAATGGGATCCCGCGCCAACTCTCAGTATGAGGACGGAGAACCTATTATTGTTAATCCTAATTTCAAACTTGACGCAGCCCGTATATACATCAGTCAAAAATCTAATGTTGATAAATACTTTGGTCTCAAGCCTGGTACAGTCGGGAATACGTCCGGCCTAGAGCCACGCTCCACTGTTGCCATAAAAGCTGACACCTTACGGTTTATAGCCCGAGAGAATATCAAACTCATAACTCACACTGATAGACAAAATTCTCAAGGTGGCGCCTGCAACGATGCTATCAATGGGCTCTATGGTATTGATTTGATGGCCAACAACGACGACCGAGATATGCAGCCTTTGGTGAAGGGAGCTAACCTTGCTGAATGTCTGAAGGAAACCTTGACCGCGGTCCATGATTTGAGGGATATCTTTTTGACTTTCCTAGATTATAATCGTCAGTTTCAGATTCAGATGGTGGCCCATACTCACTATAGTGCTTTTTATGGCAGCCCAACATCAATGGATTTTAATAATTTGCCCGACGGTTTCAAACGTATCATCAATCTCGTAACCAATGTTGAAACACAATGTTATCTACAAATGCAGAGGATGACAGGTATTCAACAGAAATATATTGAGGCTCCCGGTGGGGCCGAAACTGTGAAAAACGACAAAAGCTCTTATATATTGAGTAAATATAACAACACGAATTAGGAATAGTATGGCTTCTCAAATTTCCGGACCCAAATATCGCTCTCGTACGCCTGGTATCCCCTTTTATAAGGGTAAAAAGTATGTGACGCGCCTTGAGATCACCCCCAAAATCACGAGTCAGGAGAACTTCCGGGCCCGATATGAGTTGCTCCACGCTCAGGCGGTCGATAATTTTATAATGCATTATTATCCGGAACTGTGGCCTGGTGTCAATGATGCTCTTGACGCGGTGAACCCCGCTGCTAGCTATCAAGATTTATATATTGCCCTACGATCGAGTATCGAGGATGCCGTGATACTGAGGGGGTTCTATCAGCCAACGGCACCTCCTATTCAGGGGCGTTCGTTTATTGTCGCGACCTATGACCCGAAACATTCCGTTGATGTGATCCGAAAACAACTTAAAAGGGCCTCCTTCGACGGCGGAACTCCCTTCCCGACAACCCAAAACTCAGAGGGCAATTCCATCCGCCTAGGCCTCCCGTCCATCGACCCGGTCATTGCATATTATAATAGTATTCAAGAACTCGGAGGAATCACAGGAGAAAGTTCAGAGAGCACCTTTATAGTCGGTTCCATGATGGAAGATCAGGATATCGTGAACAACGGTCTAAGGGCATTTGCACTGCAGATGATGGCCTTCCCCGGCGGCATAAATTCTAGTCTAGATATGCCATTTCTCCAGCAGGATGTACAGCAGTTCCTTAATCTGTTTATTCGTACTTTGGTGAATCAGTTCTCAACTCAACAGGAAACACATGCATTTGATGAAGCTGATACTTTGACTATCTTTTTTGGTAAATACCAAGACTCCTCACAGATAGCTATCTCTCGTATGGAATACCTAGTGGTTGACGAATCCCCTAGTCCCCAAACCCTGGCGGTGGGTTATCTTACCAATATGAGCTATAATCCGTCTTTTAGGGATAAATTGACGCTATCCATGCTTAGTAACTATGAAGATACTCTGGAAGGTATGAAGAATATGTCTCCGGGACTCCCGGGCCAACCTATGATGATGGATGGAGAACAGTTCTCTTTTTATACTTTTGCTTCCGGGCTTCAAGAAGACGGGGTCGATCTGGGTGCTACGTCGGAGAATTGGGAAGAGTTCAAATTCATTACGCCTATTGTAAATGCTGCCGCCGAAGAAATCGTTGATGGTTATGCGAAAGCAGCCATTGAGGCCGGCCTGCCGTTCGACACGAAGCAACTCACAGAGGGGATCGAGGTCGCCCTTACATCCAAAGAAATTCGGGATCTCCGGGAGAAAATACTCAACAACCCGGAACTTGCACAAAAGGTCTTTGCTGAGCAAAAAGCGAAGACACTCAAAGCTGGGATCAATGTTTCAAAGAAGTTAGGTAAAATCTTAGAGTCAGGCCCCATGGGATTTGTGAAAAAGAACTCCCCCTTGGATCAAGTGTTCCGGCAGTTTGGAATCCAAGAAGTGGCGAAAGAAGCCTTCCGTTGTGCCACCTTTGGGCTTGCGCCAGAACTAGCTCGGATCAACAGTGCAGTCCAGAAGGCTCTCACTAATCAAGCAGGCAGCATTTATTTACCACCTCCTCAACAGCCAGCTGCCTCTATTAGCAAACCTGACATCGATTTAGAAATGTTTAAACCCTTTTCTATAACAGGAGATATTTGGAAACAAATTTTAAAGTCACTTATCGATGGCCTTCGTAATGCTGTTTTGGAAGTCATGAAGGAGTTGGCTAATCTTCTCCATGAACTTTGCGATTTCAATAATCCTTTTGCGGAAGACTATGGAGCCCAAGATATAACGGATTTCCTTCCGCCGGAACCTGACATTTATGGGCCGAACAGTGCCCTGCAGGGACTGGCGGACCGCCTAGGGGTTCCGCGGCCTACCATCTATCAGTATCTAGCTGATCTCTCAAGCATCCTAAGCTCTATGGAAATATGTTTTCTCTTTACTGACCCGAGCCAAGTGACCGAGGAACTCCTCCAAAGGATTGTCACCTTTAACCTGACCTATGATGACGCATATATCAGTACTGTGCTGACTAACAATAATGCTATTATGGCGTTCTTTGCCAGTCTAGCAACTATTGTGGACATCACTAACTTGTGCGATGAGATTGCTAATGCCCTTTACGACCTCAACCAGGATGATATTTGTTTAACTGAGGCCGACCTTGCTTCTGCCCTAGAATCACAAAACATTGAGTCTCTTTTAGATCTTATGGAGAATGGTCTGCAGCTAGAATTGCCGCCCATTAACTTCGAATGCCCAGACAAGGCAGGTTTCATTGAGAATCCACTGTTTAGTCGAGCAGTCCCCCAGGCGCTGAATATGACAACAGATATTGTGGAGACACTTTTCATCAATTCTAGTCAAGCAGCTCTGAGTGTACTTACAGAACCCTCAGTGAAAGGCGGCCCTAGTACTTCCGGCGCAACCTTAAAAGCTCTTTCCGAGATTGATGGTGTAGAAGGAGTCAAAAGTGAGACAACTGCCGACGCCAGCGCAAAAGCCACAAAAATGCTGGAAAAGATGGGGGGTAAATTTACCGAGTTCTCTGGTCATATCGCCGCGGCCTTTGCGGAGGGCGAGGTTTGCTCAGATGCTTTGGGCGAGAAGGCCGAGCAAATTCTGGCAGTGACCGATACTCTGATCGGGATCTTCACTTCCGGCGAATTTCTGGAAGCCATGCAGAATATTCAAGATAGCTTCGATAATATTACGGATACCATTGCCGCAGCCTCGGCCAGCAATCAAACGCCTCGCGTAACTTATAATTTCCCCAGCGCTTATAAAGCCGGCTTCAACAACTATCTCCCCGCAGAAGGGCCCATCTGGGCCCCTCGTTCCGAGGCGTTCCTCGGTCTCTTTGGCGGAACCGGAGAGATAACTCAGGACAGAGTAGTGGCCGGAAAGTTCTTAGCCCACACGGCAGATGATAATAGTATCAACCTATCATCGTTTGATGTCAATGAAACTAGTACCCCCGCTGGAGCTTGGTACCAAGCTCCAGCGGGGATGAATGTTACAGTCATCAGCGACCCAGCTTACGATAGCTATGAAGACCTCGACCTACGATTTACTTTCAACACGGTGGGCAAAACAGATCTTCTACAACTTTCATTTCCGCGGTTTGACACCGCCACATCGACAACTATGTCAGGATCGGAAGTTAGTTTTGCTTATGTTACTCTGAGTTCCTCGGCAGCGACCCCTTATCTGCCAGATCTCGTTCAATTTCGCATAACTTCTTCTGTGCTTGATATCCTCTCCTCGCACTTTGTGCCAGCTCTCGGACCACATGATCCCGGTCCTGCCCAATCCGGTGAGCGCCTACAAACTAACCCCTATGTTAATCGCTTTACTGCTCCGGTAATGGATAACTTGCGACCTCTTTTACATAATATGAGCAGCAACCAGGCCGCCACCGTACGAGAAGAGATAGAGACACAACTTTTCCCCTCTATGTTCGCTGGCCTAACCAAGGCTATGTTCAACTATATAGAGAAAAATGGTATTTTCGATATAGCAACGTTGCGATCTCTTCAGCTGTTCAAAGATAATACAAGTTGTCCCCCCGACCAGGCCGCGGACCTCTTGGACGCTGGTGGAATTTTAGAACAAGTTAAGGCCGAGTTCTTGGAGTCAGCATGTTTTGATGAGATGCCTCTCGACATCAAAATTCGCTATGCTACCATGATAGCCTTATTCTATAATTTGATTCAAGTTGAAATTGCTGAGTTGATAGTAAAAAACATTTTTGTTTTCAGCGCGTTTGATGTTGAGGAGTTGATGACCAAGCCGACGATAGGACAGTTTATTGCGTCCCAGGTACGCAACGACGTACTGACGAAACTACAGCACCAACCCCGCGTTCGCCGGGCTATTATAGAGTATTACAATTTCAAGATTGCCCGGCCGTCGGTGGCTAGCCTAGGCGGCCTCCTCAATTCCGCCGGCGCCGTAGTATTTCCTATAGGCACAGTGTTTAGTTCTCTTAACTGGCCTGAGTTAGTAGAATATCTCGTTCAAGCGCGAATTGATGCCTCAAAAATGCCGGTATCTAATGTGGTACGAATGGCCCGCCAAGATTCGAGTTTTCGAAAGACTTTTGATGAGGCTTTTGTCCAAGATATCTTGGGCTTTGGTACTCGACTCAGCCAGGTATCCCAGCCCACCGGGTTTGAACAGCAATTGGTTACACGCACCATCGGCGCGCCTTTGGCGTATGGCACAATGCTAATTGAAAGGGTCGTCACCTGGTCGGGTCTCGAAGGGGATAACATACCCTCTATCTTAGAGCCTACCCAGGAAATCGGCGGCGAGCTGGAGCTGAAAGAATTTCAAAAGAGCTTTTTACCAGTGGACACCAATAACACTCTCACGAAGCCAATAGCCGGCGCCGTCGATCTCACAGATATGGCCTGGCATGTACGCTTCACAGATCTCCGGGTTAAATATCGTTTAGTTTATTACCTTCCTACACAAGTCGCGACGGTAGCGGAGCACTTCACCGGCCCAGCCGTCGAAAATTATACTTCAAAGCTGACCGGGAGAATGTGGCGCCTCGACACCTCTTACGCCGTCGGGTCGTCTCCTACCGCCGGCGATATCAATAATATCTTAGCTAATCAAATAGAAACAACCTTTCAGTATCAAGAACCTCACGGTGGTCCCGTCGACGCCAATGTTCAATACGGCATGGGCCCAGATGGTCAAGAGATAATTAGAGTTAAGATAGTTGACTTTGATGATCCGGATACCGTGCACGACCTAGGTTCCTATACGGCTCTCCTGTCGGAAATATCCACGACCCGTCATGACTTTGAAAGTCTACGTACCAAACTGACTAGCGCCCGGTTTAGTGAGTCCGCAAGGCAAACATCGCAGTCTCGCATTGCTCGCCGCGCTGAAGCAAAGAATATCGCTAGTGACTCCACATATAAGAAAATATTTAGCGAAACTTTCAATCAAGAGTTTATTACGATGGTCCCGGTATATCAAAACCTCTATCTTACCAATCGATATTTTGGAAAGATAGAAACTGTTTTCGATTCGACCAAAAACTTTATTATTCAAGCGTTTATTGACGTGGTCACCGGCAAAGACCCAACAGCACCGGTTGGAAACAATCGCCCTGCAGCCGCGGCAGCCATTCAAAACAGCCCGGGCCCCGATTTTGCTGCCAAATTTGAGGGCCTCGGACGTGACTTTATTCTCAAGATGCTTATCGAAACCCCCATCATGATATTGAAGGGTTTAGCAGAAATGATCGACCCCCACGTGGCCATATGGAAGATGGTTCGCAACGTGACGGGAATGGGCTTCGACGAGATTATTAAAATGATTGACGCATCCGGTGTCCTTCAAACAATAGACGAGGAACTCGAAGCCGCCGACCCACCGTTGCCCGCCATGAATATGAGGGGCGAAGATTTGATAGCACTAATGCTGTGCCTTCTAGATTTCGGAATGAACCAGACACTAGAGGCTGACATCAGGGACATGGGGCCCGCTGCTCAACACGCATTAAGTAATGAAGAGATAAAGAATAATATTTTACCAAGGATGTCAGTGGAAGGTATCGACTTTACTTCCACCCTCAGTGGCATGTTAATGATTCCCCCGTTGCCTTTCGGCATCCTTTATATCTTGTTGGACCTCTTGAAAAAGGATCTCGCCGCAGCATTAACCAGTGACGCCGACGAAGTTTCTGAGGAAGAAAGTTTACCGGAGTGTTAATTAGAATGGAACAAGAGGAGGAATAAAGAATGTCATCAGGCCTTTCAGTCATGCTGCCGCTTACAGTAAGTGAAGTTTTTGGCGCGTACAATTTGAATACCAACTTTGCTCAATTAGCAACACAGAATCTTAAGATGCTGTTATTGACTAACCCGGGTGAAAGAATTATGAACCCCCAGTTTGGTGTAGGGATCCGTCGTTTCTTCTTCGAAGCCAACGACCAATCCACCTATAACCAGATTACAGAACGCATATTTTCTCAAGTCGGTACCTATATGAAATTTCTTAGAGTGGACGATATAAGTTATAATTATGTGGAAGATAACCCTGATCTTTACCCACATGTTGTTGCTATTACCTTACAATATACAATTATACCTCTTCAAATCTCAACTAGTGTATTGATTCCTGTGAATAGCAACTAATTACTAGAGGACTTTAGAGTATGGCTAAAAGATTACAACCAATTGATTATACGAGCCGCGACTTCGATTCGATCCGTCGCGACCTCGAAAACTTTGCGAAGCGTTATTATGCGGACACCTATAAAGACTTCAACGAAGCGTCTTTTGGTTCTCTTATGCTGGACACTGTTTCCTACATCGGGGACATCCTATCCTTCTACCTTGATTACCAGGCCAATGAAAGCTTTTTAGAGACGGCGGTAGAATACAACAATGTTATCAAGCTCGCTCGACAATTGGGGTATAAGATTGATCGCAACCCTTCTTCGTATGGTATTCTTACCTTCTATATTAAGGTCCCGGCCGCTACTACGGGCCCCGGTCCTAATCTTGACCTCGCTCCGACACTCCGAGCCGGCTCAACCTTCTCATCCTCAGGAGGAGGTATGTATACGCTCCTACAGGATGTAGTCTTCGCCACTAGTACAAACCAAATAGTAGTTGGTACAGTCAACGCTACTACTGCTCTCCCAACGAGCTACGTGATCCGTGCGCAAGGCCGCGCTGTGTCAGGTCGAATGGCATTCCAATCCACCGAGCTGGGAGACTTTGACCGCTTTCGCCGGGTTGAGTTAGACAATAATAACGTTTCCGAAGTTCTCAGCGTAATTGACAGTGAAGGTCATCAATACTTCGAGGTAGACAACCTCTCGCAAAATGTAGTTTTTAAAGCCATTCGTAATACCACATCGACTCAGGGGACGGTCCCCAATATCCTACGTGCTGTTCCGGTACCGCGGCGCTTTGTAGTAGAATCTGATGGCAGTATGACATACCTTCAGTTCGGATATGGGTCAGACTCAGAACTCTCGAGTGAGAGTGTAGTCAACCCTAATAATTTAATGCTCGAGCTAAATGGTCGCAGCTATATCACTGATGCTGGCTTCGACCCCACAAAGCTTATTTCTAGCGATAAGTTTGGTATCGCCCCTGCTAATACTACATTGCGTATTGGATTCCGTGTCAATGGCACACAGGATGTCAATGCTGGAGCTAACACAATCGTGAATGTCGCAAATCCAATTGTAAAGTTTGCTGCGCAGGGATCTTTGTCGGCCGCGGCCCGGGCCACTGTGCTAAACTCTATTGAGGTTACTAATGAGGCGCCCTTTGTGGGGAACGTCAGCCTCCCCAGTTCTGACGACATCAAGCAGCGGGTCTTTGGGTACTTCGCGACGCAACATCGAGCTGTGACGCCTGCTGATTATCGGGCAATGTGTTACTCTCTCCCGGCTAAGTTCGGAGCCGTACGGGCCGTCAATATCGTCCGCGACTTTGATGCCTTCAAAAGAAACCTCAATTTATATGTCATATCAGAGGATGCATCTGGTAAACTCACAAAAGCTAATCAGACTCTCAAAGATAATCTTAAAAGTTGGATCGTCAATTATAAGATGATTAATGATACTATTGATATTCTCGATGCTACAATTATCAATTTTGGAATCAGGTACACCCTTACAACCGATTTGAATAGCGGCCGCTATGCCGTGCTCAACGCAGCCAATCGTAATATCCGTGAGTATTTCTTCCGCAATCGCTTTGAGATTGGCGAAGCCATTATGCTTAACGACATCTATCGGCAGTTGAACAAAGTCGACGGCGTTGTAGATGTAGTGAATGTAGAGATAATATCCAAAAATGGAGGTGTATATTCTCAAAGCAACTTTGATCCCGAAAGAGCAATGTCCCCGGATGCACGCCAAATCCTCGCACAGGAGAATACAATCTTTGAATTGAAATTTCCTAATGTTGATATTGTGGGGAGTATAAAATAAATGGCGATTTTTCGATTCACGGCGAGTGCCGACACGACTATTACTAATGCATTCAAAGCAGACCTTACGTTACGCGGCACGGGCTCTAATATGGGCTATGCCGACTCGGTGGAGATCTTTTCCATCGCCGGCCAACTATCCTCGTCAGCTGCCGGTGCATCGCAGGAACTTTCTCGTGCTCTGATTAAGTTTCCTATTGCTGATATCTCGGCCGCCCGCACAGCCGGCACACTTCCGGCTTCCGGGAATGTCTCCTTCTTTTTGCGTATGTATAATGCTCAAACCCCCTGGACTCTTCCTCAAAACTTTAAACTCAATATCTTACCTGTCACACGCGACTGGCAAGAGGGCACAGGCTTAGACATGGACAATTATAATGATCTAGGTGAAGCAAACTGGATGTCCGCTAGCACGAGCGCTGGGTGGACTAGCGTCGGAGGAGACTATAATGTCGCTACCCCGGGAAACATGTACACTGTCACATTTCCTTTAGGCTGGGAAGATATCGAGCTTGATATCAGCGGCTTAGTAGAACAATGGATCACCGGTTCGGCCGGCGGCGGAATTGAGAACTATGGCGTCGGGGCGCACCTAACTTCCAGCCAGGAAGCGTATTTTTCAGGCTCAGGGGACGCCGATTCCGGCAGCCTCATCAACAACCGTACTGGATCCACTCAGTCTTATTATACCAAGAAGTTTTTCGCTCGCTCAACTGAGTTCTTTTTCAAACGACCCCTCATCGAAGCCCGGTGGGACTCCGTTGTAAAGGATGAACGTGGCCAGTTCTATTTTTCCAGCTCCTTCGCCCCTGCGGCGGATAACCTTAATACCCTCTATCTTTATAATTATGTGCGAGGGCGTCTGGTTAATCTCCCGGGAATCGGTACAACTGGAAATGCTGCTAACCTAACTTGCTCTTTTTATTCCAGCTCTGCCACCGGCACACCCACCGGCTCTGCCATCCGCCTTCCACTGGGAGGGGGTGTTACTGCGGCATTGAGCACGAATGCTACCGGCACTTATGTGAGTACGGGAATCTATTCATGCGATGTTGCGTTGACCGCCGGCGCAAGTCCTTTGGAAGGAATTAATGATGTTTGGCGTAGATCTGATAATGTAGAGTTTTTCACCGGCTCTCTATATCCCAGTGCGATGCCTAAATATGGGAGCGCTCCTACTTTCAATTATAATACCAATATACGTAATTTGCGCAAGAGTTATAGTATAAAAGAAACGGCACGCTTCCGTACGTTTGTGAGAGACAAGTACTGGAATCCAACGATCTACGTGAAAGCGACTGCCAACAATCCCACAGAAATTATCAATAGTGCGTCTTATTCCATCTACCGGGTGGTCGATGATATGACAGTAATTGCTTTCGGCACAGGAAGTAATGACAAAAATTGTACCTATCTGTCGTATGATGTGAGCGGCAATTATTTTGACCTGGATATCTCTCTCTTAGAGCGAGGTTATATGTATGGGATTAAATTTGCCTATTATAATGATAGTATAGGAAGTTGGATGGAACAACCAGAAACGTTCAAATTTCGAGTTGAAGAATAATTAATACATGTCCCTCAAAAACTATTTCGCAACAGCCGAACGAGTAAACTCTGTTTCCGGGCTCACTGGTCAACAGATCGGTGGCGAAGTGGAATCCGTGGGGTACCACGAACAAGACATTATATTTGAACAGAGAATGATCCCGCGGGTTGACTTCTCCAAACCAGAAAACTTTGCTCGATATGGACTGGCCACGGAGTATTACGACGGAGCGCTTAAACGAATTTATGGATCCTTTCCGTATGATGGTTCTCGCCAGGAAAGGTTAGAGTGGGAAAATGAATCCTTAGATATCGATTTGTATATCTATGAGAATCTGTATCCGCGTACCAATGGTTATATCATCTTCTCGGCCGAGGGCTGGGGAACAGGCAACATGGCCGATGGCTATGGATCATCCTCTACCAATGAATATATTCACTTCTATGGCGGGCCGCATGCTAATGATACCGGCTTTACTCCTTATGCTACAAAGTTTACGGGCTCGAACTATTACGAGCCGGCAAAAAACCGTGAGAGCAACCTCAAATACGACATTGCGGATAATGGAGTTAGTGTAGAATTCTGGCTCAAGAAGAAAGCCTTCAATCTTAGCGATACTGAAAAAGAGGTAATTTTTGATCTGTGGAACGGACAACCCAGCTCATCTGCTGACTATGGCCGACTACGCATTCAGCTTACTGGAGCTACGTCGGGCCTGAGCCCCTTCCGGGTCACTCTGCTCTCAGGATCCACCGGTATTTATGACACTAGCGTCGGCGCAGCCACTTTTACGAGTGCGTCGGTTGCGGATGATAAATGGCACCACTATGGCTTTACATTCAAGTCAGCCTCAGCCGGCCTCCAGACGCGTTTCTACGTCGACGGTGAACTCAACAATGAAGTGATCACGGGCTCGGGCTTCCAAGAAGTTACAGGGGCCTTACAAGCTTATATTGGCGCCCTGATCGCTGCCCCGTCGGCTAGTACGGCCCTGGCCGGCTACGGCAAGATGTCCGCATCCCTCGATGAGTTCCGATATTGGAAAACGCAGCGAAGTTCTAAGGGCATCGGGCGCTATTGGTTCACTCAGGTGGGCGGTGGTACTAATACCGACCCTGAACCTTTTGTAGATAATGTCGGAGATGTGAACACTCTACTGGGTGTCTACTTCAAGTTCAACGAAGGGGTCACGGGCGTAACCCGAACCGATAGTACTGTTTTAGATTATTCTGGCCGTATTACAAACGGAAGCTGGACCGGCTATACCCCCTCGTCTCGAAATACCGGGTCCGCTATTGTTATTTCTAATGCTGCTATCAAAGAGTACCGAGATCCCATTATCTATAGTTTCCACCCTGCGGTGGTTGCTCTGTCCTCTTCGCTGGAACTCACAGGGTCAGATTACGATGCTTCTAATGCAGCGAATATATATAACTCAATACCTCAGTGGATCCGAGAGGAAGACGAAGAAGGTCAGAATAACACTCGCTATCTCACGCAGATCATGGCAAGCTATTTTGATGATTTCCAGCTCAAGGCCCGGGCCCTTACCGATCTCAAATCAGTAGAATACCCTAGTGGCAGTCAGAAGCCTCTTCCTTTTGCGGCGCGCCTGCTTAACTCTCATGGCTTTGTTGCCCCCGATATTTTCCTTGATGCTGATGTATTAGAGAAACTCGCCGACCGCAGTGAGTTCCGAGTCTATGAGAAGACTTTGAGCGACATCAAAAATACAATATACCAAAACATTTATAACAACCTTTCTTATATCTATAAAACAAAGGGAACCGAAAAATCCTTCCGTAACTTAATCCGGTGCTTCGGAATCGACGATGAACTCGTTAAGATCAATCTTTATGCCAGTGATGTGGAATCAGAACTTCGCAGCAATCGAAAGAATATTGCTGTTTCTGATAAATTTGTCAACTTCAATACAAATCAAAACGCTCCTGGAACTGTAGTCCAATACCAAAACCCGGGAGATACAGTAAATACAGCAGGATACATTTCAGGATCTGGTAATCTTCGGAATGGATATGCCTTCACTTTAGAGGCCGAGGTTCTATTCCCACAGAAGATTCCAGTGTCCTCTCCCGGCTACGAAAACACTAACATAATCAGCTCGAGCCTTTTTGGGGTCCACGGCAACGCCGGCGTAGATGAGGCCACTCCTCGCTGGCCTGGATATGCTGGTAACGAGGATGTAGTCAACTTCCAGGTGTACGCTGTACGGGATGAGTTGTCCTCTGACAATGTGCGCTTTATGCTTACGGGAACGTCCGGTCTTACCACAGTAGTCCCCCGGCTAGTCTCTTCTCTCTTCGAAGATGTCTATGCCGACAGTAATTGGAACCTAGCTGTCCGTGTCCGGCCCGAGAATTATCCCTATACTAATGTCGCCGGCGTCACTGCTACTAACTACATTGTAGAACTACATGGTATCAATGTCGACTCTGGTGTTGTACTAAACGAATTTACTGTCACCGGGGCTCTGGCTTCCCCGGGCGTTGGCCGAGAGTATGCTTTCGTTACGGGCTCTCGCCGTGTATATGCCGGCGCCCATCGCACCAACTTTACTGGAACACTCCGAACTCCAAGTGATGTGAAGCTGAATTCCTGCCGCTACTGGCTTACCTACTTAGACGACGCCACCCTGGCTGCCCACGGTCACGACACCGCGAACGCGGGCACGATGAACCCGCACTTTTATGCTTTTCCGTTCAATAGTTCCGCTTCCTTTGGTGAAGTGGTGGACTTGGACACCTTGGTCTTCAACTGGGAGTTTAGTACTAATACCTCCTCCAACGGTTTAGGCCAGTTTAACGTCGCCGATGAATCGTCCGGCTCTAATGCAGTAGCCGGTGCCACCAACGGCTGGCTAGGAAGTCTGCTTAACCAGCAATATTCTGCCCGCGGCTTTGACTTCACCCCTTCTTCAACGACAGCTATCGATAAAGACTATGTTATCGCTGCTCGCCAGACACTCCCTGAGAATATCTATTCTACGGATATGGTCAAGGTATTTAGCCAAGCTGAGCAAGAAGTATATCAGATCGATTCACGACCCATCAATTACTACTTTGCTTTCGAGAAGAGTCTATATCAAAACATCTCTGAAGAAATTCTGAACTATTTTGCAACCCTGAAGGATCTCAATACTCTTATTGGTGCACCGGTTAATCGCTATCGTCAAGAATACAAGGGCCTCAAATTCCTCCGCCAGAAGTTCTTTGCCAACATTGCAAACGATACAATCGACTTTGATAAATTCTATGAGTTTTATAAGTGGTTTGACTCTGCACTTACTGTAATGTTGCAACAGCTTGTCCCGGCGTCTACTGATTTCGCTTCTAGTGTTCGCACAATGATCGAGAGTCATGTTTTAGAACGTAGCAAGTACCAGAGCAAGTTCCCTTTTTTGGAGAATAAGACGTCTCCGCTTATTGGCATTACAGTCGGTACTGGTAACGACTCCACCGCGGTGTGCTCACCAGAAGACTTCCCTACAGGAACTGGTTTCTTTGCTAACACAGCATACACTCGCCGCCAGATCGGTTCCTCAAATCCCGTACGGACTAAACAATGGAGTAGACTTCATGCTCCACCCGACGCCACCGAAAATAAAAATACTTATTGGTGGCGTCTTATGGCCAATAGGGCACAAAACCCTGCTCTGAAAGGTACGAATAATGCTACTAATAATGTCCGACAGCAACTTCTAGTTGCCATTGAGCAGTCACACCGACGTCAGGCCAATTCGCCTGTGAGGTTTGGCTCCGAGGGAAGCGTGACCCTAGGCGGCATCGGGTTCCACCCGAATAAACGCCCAGCTTTTGTTATGGATGCCACTGCTCCCGCCGGTCGTCTGGTACCAGGCACGAACATTCCCGTCAACATCATGCTATCGTTCCAAAACGATGTGGAAGAACTTATTGATACTCAAGATATCTATTATCCCACCCTTAAGCAACGCCTAGGGTTCGGTATCAACCCGGACATTAACCGTCCGGCCCCCGGATCCGCCAATAAGAGTTCAACAAAGAATCGGATGGATGGAAATATATTGGCGCCGTTTAGTCTGTACAGTTCGTCAGTCAAAACTGGATTCAATAAAGAAGTTATTTCTATGTACCACTCGGGAGTGACTATCACCAATTTGCACCACGATGTTGTGCACACCAACGATGTCCCGATGCAAGGACCTTTTACCGAGAAGTACGTCGGCGGCTGGCAGTACCGTCACCAAAACCTGAATACTTATAAAGCATCGAACCCGGGCACGAATAATCTAGATGATAGAAGCACCCGCGCCGAAGGGTGGATGGTCAAGTTAGGACTTTGTGAAGCAGCCGTATCCTGTGGATCAGGCGCCTTAGCCATTGTAGGCCCTCAGTACCCGGATGCATCTTCGGTTTCTGGCTCTGCTCCCAAGGGCTATCTTTTTGATCGACCGAAGGCTAACCTAGCGCGAGACGAATACGCCAAACGGCCTGTAAATATTCGTAACATCAAAATGACTACAGGCTCCACGATCATCGGCAACTACGAGAAGAACTATCAGGTAATTAATACCGCCGGTCGTACGCAAAACGATCCATTCTTTAATGATCAGTCCTTCAATTTTGCCCCCTATCCCGAAACTCTTGCAACGAGAGGAAGGTTCCCACTTTATGAGCCCGAACCGGTCGTCGCCAAGTCGATATTATTCGACGATAGTTTGGAGACTCGCATCTACGACACCGACTACTCCGCCTGGGAGAGCGCGCTAAGTGATGTGTCCACCGACGGCCTTACTATTTCCTTCTGGTTCAATTATAGCTCGCACACCGGCACTCCGCGAATGGTTAATCTGGGCGCCATATATGCGCACCCGTGGGATAAGGATGGATTTTCCATCTTTTTATACGACACGACCACCAAAATTAATCTTTATGCCGATCTCCTCGACGATACGGCCGCCAGCTCCTACGCGCAGGGTTCCACAAACCTTTCTGCAGATACTTGGTATCATGCTATTGTAGAATTCCCGCCCGGAGCACTCGACGGTACCGCTGCGGAAGTACCGGCGATCTATCTTAATAATTCACTCGAAGTCTTGGCTGGTTCCAACAACCGCGCCGACTGGTCGACTCTCAACGCCCTCGACACTGGCATCAGTCTCGGTGATCACGGCGTGCTCAGCGACCCTTATAATGGCTATTTATGCGACGTGGCTATTATTAGCAAAACCATAACTTCCGGCGAGCGAGCACTGCTCTATAATGGCGGAGAGAGAACAAATATTGCTCTAGACGGATTCGGCGCTAATCTTGTGGCATACTATCGCCTAGGCAATAAGAGCGTACAGGGGAATGCTGATTCAACCACGGGGGATATCTATAATTCAGGGGTGGATCAAGACATTCCCAACGCAACACCGGCCAACTTTACGAACACCGCTACCAACGGAATCAAGGGACAATCCCCCAGCACGATCGTGCAGGCGACCGACTGGCCGGCCCTCTTTGGTCCATTACAAAAGCCAACCGCAAACCCCGGCGGCAACCTTAATTACGCTCTCCCTGCTCGCACAGGCTCTGCCTCAAACCAAACAGTCATCGTCAACCGGTTTGCCGGCAGCGGCTACGAGGTAATGTCTCTGGGGTATATGGACCCAGCACACGAAGAACTGTCGGTTTACAATGCACTTCCTTATCATAATCTCTCTCTGTTAGATTATGGTCTTTCTGGTTCAGCATCAGCCGACCCACTGGCAGCAAAAACTATCACAGTAATTGACCAAATCGACAAGAATCGCGGCCTCGATCAGCGCGCAACCTTGCATTGTGGACAGTTCGGCCACGACGCCGCGTACGGCTCTGTGCCGGCGTCTACCTACGTGACCACCCCGTCGTGGCATAAGACGAATAGAAACCCACGTAAGCGCATTGTGAGCGCCTCTGGAGGCTATATCACGGGGACAGTCTATGACAATCTTTACGTTCAGCACCAGATCCCGCGCTCGTCGCAACAATACGCATGGATAACTGCCTCTTTGGCATCTGGCTCTACGATCTTTGGGCTTGAATCTCCAAGCTGTACAACGGCAAATAGTTTGACGCAACTGATTAGCGGTACCACATATCTTGCCGGCAACTTCACCTCATCGTTTGTCTCACTTAATACTGTTGTGAGACAAGAAGTAAATATGTCCACTCACGTTGCTGGTACTTCTTCTGTCCAACGGATCAATATCGGAACGGGTCTACTTGATATACCTCAAGCAACAAACGCTCTGACGCTGCAACGCAATGGACCATGGGGATGGCCATCCTGGAAACAGATTCGTACTGGTGAGACCCCTGTCGCCCGAGCACTGCGTGAAAGCAACAGGATAGGAACGCTGCTTCCTGCGCCCATGGTCCCCATAGTTACACATCAGTACTCCGGATCTGAAAAGATCTCTACATCGACATCTGGTTACACTCAGGGACTCAAGAGCAGTACATTCGTGGATTATGTGGAACAGCCGATTGCCGGTGAGTCGCGCCCGATATACTTTAGCTTCCAAGATAACACGGAAAATTCTAATCCTATCAACAACATCGCAGTAAAAGTCAGCTATGCTAATACTTTAGATTATTTCACGCATCAGGGACTCAACAATCGTTTAGACCTAGGAAAAATAGTGGATGATGGTCATGCTTATAACACCATCGCCAATTTTGCTGTCAGCAGCGGCCTAAGCATGGTCGCCAATTATGGCCAACGCGTTTACCCAGCTGCAGCCAATGCTTATAGTAATACCGTACGTAGCCGTACCAATTTTAGTATTAAAAATATCTGGAATTACTCTCGCCCGGTACGAAGCTCCGCCGGCGGCCACACTGGTTCCATGGGTTTTGCCACTTCTAGTCAAAGTATCTGGCCTATAGACGGCCATAATAACTATACGACCACATCCTCGATTGTGGGGATCAACGATGGTGCTGGAGAACTGCTAGCTAACTATACTCGCTATGTCAAGAATGCTGAGGATGAGTTCAATGATACCGATAATACTCGCACCTTCGGTCCAGTCTATAGCATGCCGATTTCCTTGGGATCCGCCAGTGCCACATATGCTCGAAATTGTGTCGTTGCTGGCGACGCAAAGTTTGTAGCGGCCATTCAATCCGGTCGCGTTCCTTACTACGAATCTACTACTTATAATGAACGCATGCGCCTCGCCGCAAAGGATTATTCTATCATTCCAGAGTTTAGGGTGAGCGAATTGATTCCAACTTATATAGATATCAAAGAAGGCGACTTCTTGGCACAAATTGATAATATTTTCTCTCTTACAGGAGCGTCAATTAACAATAGTTCAAACCCCGACTTCTATAAGGTCTACAGTAATTCTGACTTCCTTAAATACTTTAGGGTAGTTGACAATGATCTGCAGGAACAAAGGTCAGGTGATTTGACGATCACACGCGACAAACTCAGTCTAAGCTGCAACGCCTTCCTCAAGCTCTTGCCCTATAAGGGGTTCTTCCCAATTGAAAGAGGAGCTGAATTAGCTTCTTTATTCTCGTCATCGATGGCCGCAAGTCTTGATATGGCCGCCGGGATGACCGCGCCAAAACGAGGAGCACGCAGAATTCCAATGGAGATGATGTTTGCTCCGGGTATTCTATTCAATACTATTAAATCTGGAGTTGGAGTTTCTCATTACTGTCTCGTAAACGATAAGGACCCCACCGTGACCTCGCCTTCGCGGCAACGTTCCTTAAAGCCAGCTAATGAGGCGTATACCGACACACCGGGAATGACACATACTGTATTTCCGGAAGGCGGCCTCGCTCTTCGCGATGCTGCTATAGTGGGTGCTACTTCAGCTTCGAACAATCATGGCTTTGTAATTAACAAGGTCCCCTTTAAGACCCTCTATCGGCCCCAAGGATTCTTTAATGAAAGAAACTTGGGCGCTCTGTCTGGGACTCTGTCAGATGGTTACGCGTGGCTTTATGACACAGCTCCGTCCCAAAGTAATCGGCCGGGGATCACTTCCTTCCTACAAAATAGCATAACTGATGCGCACAACGGCAGAGCTCAAACCGGCGCCGATATGCAAAATTTCCGCGTTGACAAAACCTATACTTTAGCCATAGATAATTTCCTCTGCGCAACACAAGATATTTTCGTAGAGAAATTTTCATCATTCGTCTCTGCACGGGAGGATAATTTTGGAGAGGCGACGTCAGGATCTGTCTATACAATGACAGTAAAGATGACTCGTACCGCTCTAGAACAAGTCGGGGAGGAAACTCCCTCAAGTTTACCCGACCGAGCAGCCTTTGATATGTACCGCCGTCAGTCGGCTTTTGGTGCACCAATTGCAGGGTCTCCACCAGACGTCAACAGTTTTCAGTCGGCAAGCTATATGCATGTGACTCCTCCCTACTTTGATGGTCCCGCCTATGCGAAGCTAGTTTATACAGCATCGTATGATGGCCGCCCTGCGCTGAGTGACATTCTCTCCGCCCTTCAGATTACTTATCTTCGCACAGCCGGTAGTGGCTCACAGACCTATGTGACCAGCAGCGCCGCCGGTAACTCCGTCTTCGGAACTCCATCACCAGGAATCATGCATCTCGACAGTACCTATAACTTTACCGAGGCAATACCAGAAGTTGTGTCGGGCACTACAGAACAGAAATTCAGGTGGATGATTCAGTCTAAGTTTGAAACGCCTGTTCTGAACGTCCTGAGCGCTAGTGTTCCCGGCGGATGGTCGCCAGCCCCACCAGTTTCTAATATGACCTCTGCTTCTTATTATAGCGGCCAAGCCAATGCAGCCACTCTCAAGACGTCTGGCCTCTGGCATCAATATGCAACAGTCCCCGCGGCCGCGAGGGAGGGAGTCTTTGTTATTATTGAAGATCAGCAGGCCTTTGCTTCCCCAGAGTCCGGCCCGCGAGCAGTAGCCGGCCGAACGCCGAATTCATTAGCACAATTAGTGGGCTTTGGTAGTGGTGTGAGCAAGAGAGTCGGCCGTGTTAAGAATGAGTTCCGATGGGAAGAGGCAGTCGTAGCAGTTCCGTTTGAGATAGTGGAGAACACTCGCAAATTTATAAGTCTCCTAAAGCACACAAACTCCGAGACCTATCATAAATTATCCGAGGCTATGTCTAAATATAACTTCCCGCCGAAGCTAGACTTTACTAAATTTAATACTGTTGATCCTATTTTGATGTATGTGTTTGAATTTGGCGCAACAATGACTCAACAAGATATGGCTGATATCTGGCAAAACCTTTTACCGGATATTGGTTCCAAGTTCGAGACATCAACTGTGATCGTGGAAGAAAAGGAGCTACTTGACCTACTAGTAGAGGCCGACCGCCAAGTACAGTGGATGGTTTTCAAAGTGAAGAAACGCGTCTCCATTGATTTTGAACGACAACGACGGGCCCAACAATCTTCTAATATATCCTCGCTACCGACCTATATTCATGAGCCGTATAGCTATAACTGGCCCTATGATTACTGTTCCCTGGTAGAACTAGCGCAGATTGAAGAAAATATACAGTGGTCATCGCGTGACCTGGATAGCGAAGAGCCAGTAGTAATTGAGTATGAGCCTCCCACCCCAGGCACCAGCCCCGGCCCGCCGGCAGCCCCTCCGCCATTCCACTGGGAGTCGGCCAACCCCAACGTGGTCACACTGCCGACCCAACCACCCCAGTTAGCACAACAGAACCCGGAGGAGATTAGCACGCCACCAAAGTTTGATATTCAAAAAGCGAAACCACCAAAGTTTGACCCAAAGGCCGGGTCTGGGCGTTGAGGAGATAAGATATGGAATTTTTCAATAAAAAAGAAGAGGTATTAGAACTGCAACTCACCGAGTACGGGAAGTATTTGCTTTCTCAAGGCGCCCTTAACCCCTCCTATTATGCATTTTTTGATGATGATATTCTCTATAATGATAAATATGCCGACGCGTCCGGTTCCATCGCCGGGATACGGGGAGAATTACAAAATAAAACCGACCAGCGGATCCGCTATGAGACTCCTAACTTAAAGGTTATTTCTAATCGATCCGGCGCCCAAACTCGAGTCGACGAGTTTCTCTCTATAATAGACCCCAACCTCCTTCAGGACAACTCCGTACCGACTAACCCGGTAGATAGCTTTACGATGCAACAACCCTTTGAGAATGTCACAAATCTCGCTGCATTCGCTCTGGGCACGTCACTCCTAACTTCGCAGTATGATGCGGCCTGGTCGGTTAATCTTCTAAACAATAACGATACCGTTATTTCGTCGAGTGAGGGATACATCGTTACTAATCTCACCAGTAGCTTTATTACAGCTAGTTTGAATGGAGTAATCACGGAAATCCCTCAGGTCAATATTGATTTAGATTATCAAACATATTTTAGCCCTCTCGACGATGAAAGAGCTATTAGTACAACACTGCCCACTGGCTCGGGCGGCGCGACACCTGCAACACTATCGTTGATCAAGAATTATTTAGTACTTGACATTCTTGAGAAGAACACGGAATTTGAAAGAGAAAACTTTGATATAGAGGTTTATCATGTGTCAACGGATAGTATCCTTACACAACTTAACTTCATACCAGAGTCTCCGGAAATCTTGAGCCCTAATTCATTGCTCTCTGGTGAAGTGGCAAATGCAGAATATTATATGAATATTTATCGCGATGAGAATATTCCACATGAGATTCTAAATACTGTGGGCCTTACCCGAAGAGCAATTCGATCGAACTCCGATCGTCTCAACATTGTTCGTGACTTGTATAATACTATTGACGAGGAGCCGTGCTAATGCAACTTTCTATTGCCAAAGGGATATACAGAAATAAGCTACCAAATATAGTAATAGATCAGGTTTATTTTGAGTCGATGGAGGAGGATGACATCAACCGAGTCTCTCTAAATTTATTATATCAAATCCCCGCCGACTGGACAAGTGTAAGCCCCTATCGAGTCATGCTAATCATGACTGTCGACGACTCCGTGATTCACGGCTTTAGGCAACACCCATCTACCGCTAAACATGCTATCCGAGACGACACAGGTCAGACACATGCTTACAGAAAAATGTACCTAATGGGAGACGATTCTGGTGAAGTTTCTAATTTTGATGAAACCGTGAGTCTGGGAAATAACTCCGGTGAAGCACTCATACAAAGGAGAGTCAATGTGGATATACCAGACCTCCCTCGAGATTTGTGGCCCAACATGTATGTTTATGCCATAGCTTATCGGGTCAACCCTCAGGACGAGACACCGTCTGGGATAAGTCAGATGTTGTCGACGATCCGAACTGGATTTCCCTTAAGTGAGGCGATATATATCAGAAACCGTACATCGGCCCGGGCCTTCGTTTATAGATTAGAGAGCACAGCACCCTCCTATGGGAATAAGGGAGATCTCTGGTCTGGGCCCACTCATCGCCAAGGCGGCCGCCTGATGGCAGGCGAATCACATGGCGATGCTCCACACCCTTATTTGTCTATTACTGTGGTTTCTAATCAGAAAACTCAAGATAAGTCATTTACGAGAGAGCAAAGTGAACTTTTCTTAGGCATAACACGGACTTCCCGGGAACTGAACCGGCGCATGACTGAGGATATGGAAGTAGTACAAAACCTCTCTGGGCCGCCCTCCAATGGTATTTCCGATATACATTTTACACGTAATACTTCGGGTGTTTTGAAAGCAGTTTTTTCTATCAACTATAAACATTTAGTACAAGCAAATACAAAGATGAATTTTCTTTTTCGTAACAAAATAGCCTTGAATGGTTGCTTCGAGGTCGAAAATTTGCGGCTCTTCCGCACACGCACTCGATCTAGTGTGGCGCCTAATCGACTCACCCCTGGTGTTCTTAACACTTGCGGGGCCGGAGAGCAGGGTACCCCTAAGCTGGTAGCAACCCTTACCGACGGTAACATCTCTGGAATCGGCTACCAAAATCAGGCCGTCGGCGTTACCACTTATGTGGGAACAGATATCGAGATGGCAGGCATTGAGGGCGGAAGTTATGAATATACTCTTTACGTAGACGGGGTGGATAATAGCGCAGCGGCCGCGAATCATGTCCTTGGGATACTCAAAACATCTCTTACCGCTTATGACGGCTGGATCTCTCAAAACTTTTATGGACAACATGGCGCACTAAACACAGACGCTTCTAACAGTATCAGATCCCAGAGTCAGTTTCTCCAAGAAGATACAAGTTGGCCAAACTTAATAGATACATACCTTGCTGCAGTTATGTTTATTTTTGGATCGGCCGCATTCCAGGACTACAGTATGGTGACGTGGCGTAAAAATTTACTGGCCATGTGCAATCCACGAAATGGAGATTTAGAGAGCATGTATGAAGTAAGCGAGCTTGTACGCAACTTCTACACATTGCTCGACAAAGCTGTCAACCCTCCGACCATTGGAGCAAACAATAATACCTTCAGTGTACAATCTGGGATAAGCACTACATCCGCCGCAGCGAAGCGCATTTCATTACTAAATGTTTTTCCGTCTTTATACGACCACCGCTTTGACCCGGCTACTGGGTTTGATTTTCTTGATGATGAACTGGTGCACAACTCTCCAACTCTCACAGGCTTTAGCTACACGAATTACTCTGTTCGTATGAATAACGAGATAGGAAAATATAATATATCACCGGAAGGTACGAACCCATCCGGTTATCTTACTCCCGCACGAATTCGTACTCCTACGAATATTATAAACACTACGACCATGGCCATCGGCCTCAACAACACTATCGATCTTTTTGCGGCCCGGGCGCGCCCGCAAACGCCAAAACTTTCATTCCACACTTCTACTCCCGCGAACAGCCCATCTGGCGCGAGTATAGACGAACTGCTATCAATGGGAGGTTTAACCGTGCGGCCGCTGGTCTTAGACATCCAAAGTATTAGAGACTTCCCCACGCCGACCGCTGCCCAAGCGGCTGCCCTTAGTTTAGTCTCGAGCACTGATTATTTATCGAGTGGTTCAGCATTTGTCCAAGACGACGCGTCACAATTAGCCGCTACATCCGGCTCTACAGAACAAAACATTCTCTATTCCCATGAGGAAGCCAACGATTCTACAGTGAGTATCCGCCACTCGGGACTTGTGATGACCATGATAAACTCCCAACTAGGGGGATTCTCACAGCTCCCCCCTGAACACTACACAAATGGCATCGCGGGCTCTTTAGCGGCCAAGGCTCTGTCGAACAACCCACTTCTACTTCTAGAGAACAATACAGCCACAATAGCCATAAGCTTCAACTCGATCAAAGAAGTACAATATTTTCAAGGCTTTGAAACAAATTCTCGTGGTGATGCCTTAATAGGTGCTCCTATATGGCGTATACTGACAGAGGATATGTACAATCAGGCGAACTCGCAAGGTGCCCGCTTACTATGTCGTACCCAAGATACCCCCGATGTGACCAGTGGAGGCAATATTTTGGAATTAGGAGAATATGATAATCTTTTCATTTTGGGAGATGCGTCGTCTGCGGCCATCACTCGAATTTTTATGCCATATGATTTTTACTATACTACGATCGTGCAGAACCTAGATTCTGCCGCTACACAGGCAGCTGTCAATATTAATACACCTCTTTCCAATGTTAGACCGTTTCTTATTAGGTTGCCGTTACAATGACTGCTGGCCAAATTTCTGACAAAGGAATAGTTAGTACAGAGGAGAATCCTACCTAAGATGGCCCAAAGTCCCACAACACGTGAATCCCTGTTACTTATTAATGCAGGCTCATTTAACCAATTAGGCCCGATCAGCCGAACACCGAGCATGTGGGTTGGAAACTATTTTCTTCGTACGGACTGGTCGACAGTTGACAGATTTAGAGGAATACAAGCAGCCTATATAGCGGCCAATAGCATCGACGCCGCCCAGGCATCGCCAGTGAACTTCTCCCGGACAAATGAAGCTACTCCGATCATCGCGACGGCCGGGGTTCCGACGTTCTTCGGAGCCGAATCGTCGGGCCGGCGAAAGGAAGTGGTGGATTATTTGTTGGTACCCGACAACTCAGCTTGGAACGCCGCGAACGTCGCTGGAACTGAGGATATGTTACGGAAGTGGGTACAGGATCCTGGAGTAAATCAGGGTGACCCTTATTACTCTAATTTCTTAGAGACCGGCATGCCCTGGTACTCCGGCGTCCCGATCCCTGGCGTTTTTAATCGACAAGGCCCGGGCGGCTCATTTGTTGATCATACCTTTGTCTATCTCAAACCATCAGAGGATATAGACCAGAGACTCACCGGCGGCCTAGAAATCACCATCGAATCGGTGTACAACTTTTATCTAGATACAATGCCTGCTTATGAACAGGTCACCAGGAAAGTGCCAGAACCAGTTCTTCCTAATTTTTATATTTTTGAAACTGAACTCCGGAATACGGGATCCCAGGCATACAGCCCAGATTATTATCAGGCCCTTACGTTATACACCCAGTACATTTCAGAGGTCCAACTCAACGATTGGTTTGTTCACGACCACGACGCCGGCGGCTATACCGAGACCACTAGTAAATCCTATTATCAAGCATATGTCAGCTCTTTGCAAACTATCAAGAATAGTGAATCTGGATATGCCAAACTCGCCGGATATTATAATATGTACCAGAAGAACGTGGCCGTGCTACACAGCGATATCGACGCCATCTATCGGACGAGCCGACCTCAGTCGGAGGGTACCTCTGGCCTTTCGTTTTTGCCTTTTTATAATATAGTAACAGTAGGGAACGATGAATATCGTGCCGTCGCTCAGGGCGTCGGTGATGGACAAGGGCTTCCCCTCGCGCAAGGCTCTTTTTTTGGTAGTTTGTTTGGTGTCGAGAACTTTGATGCAGCAAGCTTTATCGATATTCTGCAGTTGTATCTCATCAGATTTCTTGAACAGGGACATTACACATCCACGGGCCAAGATATTGTCCTCACCCCCGGTACCCCCGGGGAAGGTAACCTCTCACACACCTACACTGCACTCTTCGGCGGAGAGACAATAGGCTCTCTATTTCATGTATTTGAGCGCGCTCCGACACGGACACAGACACTAATGACCGCATCGATTTCTTTTGATCTTTCTCACCGTGATGCCGGGGTTGGGAAAATGGGTTGGGTCAACCCGGACTATGATGGATTTGAGAGAAACGCTTTATTCCTAGCAGAACGAATCGCTAATAACGGTTCTAATATGATCCAATGGTCCAATGATGGATTTTCCGTCGACGCCGGAATAGGTATACAGGACGGAAAGTGGGAACGTGACAACGTTGTGTTAATCCGTGATTATTCCAATGACCTAGATCCTCCCAACCCGGATCCGAGCGCGGTAGGAGATTTTTATGATAAGATACAGACCGGAGATATCCGGCCTCCTATGCGAAATTTTGAGAACGTTCTAATGAACCAGGGCGCCTTTTCTGAAACCGTATTGTATAAGATAGACAAGAGGGTCGTGGACAGCGCCGGTAATATCTTACCGAATATTGTTCAAACTATCTACCTATCCCCCAAGTTTACAGACCCGGGCCCTCTCCAATATATCGATTCCCAAGTGAGATATGGAGTACGGTATCAATATGATATCAAACAGGTGCGCGTGGTATTTGGAAACCAATACAATTATGATGATCTACAGGTCTACACTGCTGGATACGCCGGATATGGGAGAGCAGTAGGAAACGCTTTGGGGTTCTACGAACCAACGACTCCCGGCCCCGGAGCTGTTAGCTACGTCAACTCCGGGCTCATCGCGTATACTGCGCTCAATGAGGACACCACTGAGAAGCCGGTTCAACGTGGATATTTTGTGGTTGCTCCTACGGCGATCAGTGAAGAAGACTGGATCACCATGGCTGAGGGTTCAGACTACGGTTCCCCCAAACTCGACCGCGTAAATCTTATTTTCAAGACAGGTTGGGGCTTCGGCGGCAACGAAACCGGCGGCGCTGTCGGCGGGCCGGTAGACTAATAAAAGATTATGGGATTTCATTGGTATATCGATGTAACAGAGCCCGGCCGGGCAAGTTTCTCCGCTGGCCCTATTATATTAGCCAACGACGAGAACATGAGCGTATCCGCTTTTGTGGAGATGGTCAACACAGCCTTTTTGAATGTATATGAGAATGATATTCACGATACTCTTTATACCATGTCCGCCAGA